ATATGGAAGCACATGGGTGGGGGGATCATGTATACTATAGTTAGATTTTGAGACATTAACCAATAGGAGCAAGTAAAATGAATGAACCAATCGCAACAAAAACAAACGAACCGCAGGATACCACTCATTACCTAATCAACGCAGACGATCTATCTGAAAAAAGCCATCAGAAAAAGACATTGAGTATTTTTTTAAGGAACGACAATACCAAAATGTATCTGGGAGGAACCACTTACCAGTACAGCATCTGGGCAGTTCGCACTGTAAATGGTATTGAGATTTGGCATATACCATTCGATTTTTCGGGCCGTTGGGTAAATGCAAAAAAGCGGAGTTGGAATTAAAACGAGATTGTTTTCTAAATCCCCGGCTGACCCCCTCAGCCGGGGATTTTTGCGTTTACCCTACCACGTTAACATCGACTGACTTACTGTTTTGGCCTGGTACATACGTATACCCCGGCAAGCCGCTAACGGCCGCATACTGCCACAGCTTGTAGCTCGTCCAGGGACGGGGAATCAGCGGCGCAGCAATATCCCAATTCGCCACCCACAACGGATGAAGGTCAGCAAACGCAGGATCGTACCATTTTATTTCGCCTTCCCACGTACCGACATTCGTATAGATGCCTATGTTTTCTCGTGTCAGATAAAAATATTGATCAACGAAATCGCGAACCATCGGCCAGGTGGGGATGCCAAGCTCAGACGTTTCCACATCTAGCCAGTCACCAAGCCGCCCTGGGGTGCGAGTGTCTACGAAGTTCTTGGCCTGAGCCGCATGATTAACGTCGGGGTAGAGGAAATGGTAGCTGCCATGTGAGGTATATTCTTGCACTTGTGGCAGCCACTGGCTGTAGGTTGTATCATTTGCCAAGCCGATTGTTGCTCGCAAAACGAACCCGCGCACTTTGCCGGCCGTTGTCATTTCTTTGAAGTCAATTGTGTCAGCGATGTATTTGCTCATGAGAGTAGTATACCAGATTTCCAACTTAACATAAAAGTGTATCCTACTTTACAGTAAAGGTGTAAAGTAGTTTATAGAGATGGGGGATAGGATCGTTTATACTGTAGTTAGTTAGCAATTAGGTTAACTGAATCGGAGAAATGGAAATGACAAAAGTAACATTAGAAGAAAGCGGCTACGAAATCGAAATCACAAAAGAAATGATAAATGAAATGGCGCAATATGGTGATACACCAAGCGATTGGGGTACAGAGGTAGAAAATTGCGTATGGGTGAGCGTAGATTACGCAAAAGGCGACCCACACTGGGACATCCCGGAGGGGTATCCAGAATATCTTCCACTCTGGGAAGAACGTATTTAATTTATTCTCTCCCTTTTGAAGATTTATTTGAAATTGTGTACCTATGAGTAAATTTGCAAAGGTATGGAATTCGTCCGCGTCACTAGACGAATTCCTAGAAAAGTATCCCAAAGAAATCAAGCGCAGCAGCGCATATTCAATAGCATCCCGACTAAGAAAACAGGGAGAAGAATTAAAATACTTCAATCCTAGATACAGAGAACGGGAGCATGAAAAGAAAGATGCATTCATATATCTCTGGAATTCGTGTGCATCACTAGATGAATTCCTGGAAAAGTACCCAGGAAATATTAGGAATGACAGCGCACGCTCAAGAGCCTCTTTGCTCAGGAGAGAGGGGCACGAGTTACAATATTGGCGCGATGCGGACAATCTACCAATTGCAAAGCTGCGCGATTGGTACACGGCAGCCGAAGCAAGAGAGATGTTTGGCTGGACATCGCGAGCGATTGTTAGCCAAACGGCGAGCCGCGAAAAGTGGACAAGCGGCAAGATCGGAGGATCGAAATTATATTGGCGTATAGACGTTGATGATTATTGGTTTGCCCGCCAGCGCCGAGAGTTGGCAAAACGGGTAGACTGGCTAAATCCAGGTAGCACCCTAATCAGACATGATGATTGGGACATGGATTGCCCAAAGTGTGGGGCATTCGCCATCGGACACTACGGAAATAATTGGGTTTGCGTGCGAGGGCACGCAGAAAATAAAGATAATGAATAATGGAGAAAGATTATGAATGATAAGATTTTACCATCTTTGCCCATATTTCCCCGCAATCATCAGGAAGTGCAATTTGCACTCCTTCATCCCCACGCGCAACTTACAGCGTATGCTGTTCCAGCATACGATAATTGGGACGGAGGTATACAGGATATGCAGATGTGTGCCTATAGTTTTCAGTTGGGTGCATGGAGCGAATGGGAACCGGTATAAGCGGGAAAAGGGCGCTGCCAAATTAGCAGCCAAGCCGGGGGCATTGTACCCGGCAAAGGAAATAAAATGTATTTTTCATGGAGATTTTCAGGGGTATTGTTAGAAAAAAGCGGCCGATTTGTCTATACGCAAGTTGCAGAGACACCGCCAATAGGCACATTGTGCGAGTTCGTTGATGGGGGACTAGCAATGGCCCCCATCAAGGGGACGCCGTCACAGTACGATTGCGACATGGGGCGAAACGGACTGCGAGGCCGCGCACACGGAACGCAAATGAAGAGCGGGGGGGCATTTAAGTTTATGGGGGAGAGAAAGGGTGAATTTTGGTTCCGCGATGAGGAAGGCAGAGTTCCGAATTACTGGCTCAAAGATACGCTGCCAAATTAGCAGCCAAGCCGGGGGCATTGTACCCGGCAAAATGATATTGACATGACTAATTACTACAGTTGGAAAGTTGACGAGGACACAGTTATTGAGGATTTCGATTGGGCAATAGAAGCTGCCGAGGGTATCGCAAAATCGCTGGCGGGAGCGCAAAATTCGCCAGAAGGCGGCCATGACAAGGAACGATGGCTGAACATGGCAAAAGACATATATGATGATCTCTATGACAGCCTAAGCTGGCGGGCAGACTTCACAGCTTCAGATGTGTTCCCTGTGATTTGCGAAGCATTCGCAGAGACGTGCAGAGCGTTGGGCATAACCCCTATACCAGATTTCGCTAAGTTAAATCTGAAAACAGAGTACATCCCGACTTACGAACCGGGAATGTCATTTGCACAGATAGCGAGAGGAGAGGGTCGTGATTTTTAACAATAAAATAAAATACATTAGGGGGTGTTAAAATGATTGTTTTTCAGGTGTATTTAATTGGTGTCGCTCTGTTTTTTGTCATTGCATACCGCATGAAACTAAGTGACGAAAAACCGCTGCGTAGTGCATTGTTTTTTGCAATACTATGGCCGGTGATGGCCCCGGCATGGGGGTTTTTAATGGTAGTGGAGTGGGCAACGTGATACCAGCATAGTGCAGTTTAATGACCCCGGCTGACACACTCAGCCGGGGCTTTTTTGCGTCATACTTTCCGCGCTTGCCAGTATGACAAATCAACCACTTTATCACCCGCCTGTAACCCGCCATCCGGCTCCGTAAACCACTGCACATCAGACCAAATTGGCCTAACAGTATAATAAACACGACGCGGCAAATAACCGTTGATTGTTTCTGCTGCCTGTGAAGCGAATTGAATGCCGTCTACAGTAGACCAGAATTCTGACTGGACTGGCGTAAATCCATCAGCAAATATAGCGGCTTGTAATGCCGCATTCGGATTGAGGCTGATTGTTTGTAATTCTACAGATTCATTCCATAGTGCCTGCTGCCAGCTTTCGTCCGGGGGTGGCGGGTCGGTCGGGTAGGGGTAGTTGCGTGATAAGTCAGCAACTGCGTTCATGTGAGGCTGCGCTAACTCAAAATACTTCCACAATGTGCCAGGCCCACCACTGGTAAAAATTACACTACCTTTTACACGGCCGTCCCGATATGCGGCCGTCGTTGTTGCGTTGTCTAGCCAGTATTTTAGCACAGCTAGATACCGGTCGATGTCACCATTAAGCGCCTCAGGATGCCGCCAGCCGCCTTGGGGGTCGAGCCATCCCGACCAGTCAGGCGAAGCGTCGCGCACTACACCTGATTCACCAAATATCCAATCAGGACGCACTCCTGCTGCGGCAAACGATTTATCCATTGTTTCCCAACGGCCAGAGTAAAAAGACCACTCGCCAGGCATAACAACATCAGGTTCACTTCGGTCTCGCACGTTGTCTCGTGTAGCCGCCTGCACATCTAATTCTAGTTGCATTACATATAATTCGTCTGGCGTTTCATGAAAACTAGCACGGGGCGCATTATGATGATAATTATGTGGACTATATTTAGTACTAGGCGGCATTAAGCCAGTATGATTCCGAACTGGTATATACGGATGATAGCCTAGCAGTGCATCATACATTACGGCCGCCTGAGCTACATCAAGCGGAATGTCGTTGCCGACGGCCGTCTCTGCGAGAATCATACGAATGTGGGCCAGTTCAGGTTCCTTTCGGTACTCCTCGTACCATACTTTTGCCATTGCTGTATGGAGTGAGACCCACCGGATTCGCTCGCTGGCATCCTGGCTGTTGGAAAAAGTCTCGTTGTATTCCTGGATGTAATCGACGTACTGAGCCTCACGCCGGAACGTGCCATCGACGAAATTGTTCAGCCAGTCGCGTGCGGGCTGTTCAAAGTCAGCACCAAACGGCGGCAGTGGTTGGTCACCTACCCACCGATACCAGGTTTTGATCCCTGGGTTCGCCTGCTTTGCTTCACGGCATCGCTCAACACCGAATAGAAACTTCACCACTGCACCCGCGGGCAGCTTCGCCACCGCTTTCGGCCAATCTTGCGGGCTGTTCTGGATATGAAAACCAATCATTATTTTAATCCTCTCTAATATGTAAACCAACAGATAGCTAGAATTATTTAACAGCTAAAACGGTTTGCTAAGTGAACTTCGTTTACCCACTTTTCCAATTCACATGTCCACTCACCATCATGAAATCTGATGATGTCGCCGCTTACTTCTTTGTATACATTGCATGCTACACCGTATTTGTTACGTAATGTAACATTTAACGATTGGTAATAATGCTGTACACAATCAACCATCTTTTTCTCATCCATCCAGAATACAGCCATTTCACCACGTTCGTTAGAGCTGATATGTTGTTCACATGCTCCAACTTTCAGTACTTCCCGCGCATTTCGCGGTACATGTTTTTTTCGTGCAATCTGCCTGCACTTTTTTTGCTCAGACATAATAACCTCCTACCGGTTATTGCTATCTGTTGGTTTCAGTTTTGTAAAAATCTTGCCCATTTCAGTTATCGGCCCTGAGCCGTTTCCCTCACTCAAATCGGCAAATCGTTCGTCTCCAGCGTACATTGCCCACCGGTTTACGGCCGTAAATCCGTCTGTCCCGTCGTAAATTTGCTGTAAGCAGTCGGCACTTGCTGCGTCGTTTTTGCCGCAGGGCGATTTTGAATTGCGAGTGAAGCCAATCTCTGTTAGCCATAGTTGCTGGTCACGGCAGTACGGCCGTTCATTGCATAGGTCCAAAAACTGTTCATACTCATCTACGTAGCGGCTCACTCGCTCACGATCAAGGTTGCCCACGCCAATTTTGCCATTCAGATCGAACGCTGGGTAAACGTGGAATCCAATGCCGACCACTTCAGGAGCAAGTATACCATATGCAGCAACGAACTGGTCGAGCCATTTGGAGCCTGTAAATGAATTGTGCGCGTTGCTGTTGCCTAGAATGACACGATAATCAATGCCTGCGTATTTCTCTGCTATTTGCTCACGATACCATACGGCGGCATCCTCTGGCGCAGTGCCGCATTGCCCAAAACTGCGCCAGACCTCACATTCATTGAATACTAGCACATAGTTACCTGGCGCACACAGCGCCTCCTCAAACTGTGCCCTGGTTGGTGTTGTTGGATGTTTGTCCGGACGAAGCTGAATGATATGTTCGTAGTCTGGCAACTCGCAAGCGTAGTTGTCCCCGTTTGCACCCCAAACGTACTGCCACGTGCTGCCCAAATCGTTACGTCTGAAATCCACCTGAGAACGGCCGCCAGGCACAAAGCCGAACGCCGCCCCCCTCCGTGCTGTGCTTTGTGGCCCTCTGGTCGGTGTGGGCGCCGGCGTGTTCGTAGGTCGCAGCGTAGGCGTAGGCTGTGGCGTGTTTGTGGCAACGGCCGTAGGCAGTGGGGTCGATGTAACATCCGGGGGACAATCGGCAAACGTAACGACCTGTACGCCGTCCTCAGAGTATGTGATCGTAGTGTCTGATTTACATTCAGCGCTGACCGGATTGTAGGCCGTTACGCTGTTGATATGATTGGTGGATGGCTGTGGCTCATCATTTTCTGAGCGACAACCAACCACGACAAATAACAGCACAGCAAAAAAGACAATTGCATACCTACGCTTCATCAGCAGGCTTTGCAATTAGCGTGAAGGCAAAAGGTATCATTCCTTCATCATTGAAGCTGCCAAGCTCCAAGACGCGGACAAATGAACCTTGAAACATGGTTTTCTCTGCCCATCCCTCAATTGCCTTCGCCACATCTTCTCTGGTTAGTTCTAAGTTTGCTTGCGCTCGTTTTAGACTTTCTGCCATCATTCAATCTCCTTTGAAACTATTACGGCCGCTTTGCCATCTGCCGTTCGTGGTGCTGCCATCGGGGTCACTCGCTGCCGTGCAAACCACGCCGAAATAATAGGAATAGCCATTGCCACCAGCGGCACGATTATCGTCACAAAATTTTCAATACTACTGATTTGCTCTTGGTTCAGGTTCAGCCAGCCGAGCGCAACAGCCATTATTATACCGGTAATTATACCGGCAATGACAGCCGTCGTCATCACTGGCTCACGTGTAAGTTTTAATTTCATTTTTTCTGTTCGTGTTAGTTCTTCCATCGTTTCTCCTATACCAAATAACCAAAAACGTCTATCACGGCCGTACATGCGGCCGTTGTGCCTGTGTTCACTGTGATTTGAAAAGTAGCTGCTGCTACTTGCTCTGTGAATTTTGTGTTGTTGCCATCAAGGACTATGTAATCTGTGCCAAGTGTGGTCAAACTGGACAGATCAACAGTCTGCTTCCAGTTCGTAAAATCGTAGTCCGTGCCACCGGCCATACTCGCAGAGGGGTCACGGATGACCACATGTGTGATATACGCTACTTTCGCAATTGGCACAGTGTACAGCGTCGTCGATGCGGCCGTTTTCATATCTACGGCCGGGGTGCTACTCAGTAGCGTTATCGCGTTTTCTCTCAGGTCAGCCATACTATTTCTCCATTGTGCGTCACTACATCTCCATTGTTTACTAGCGCCATATCAAGGCCGTGAACACGCAGCAGGTTATTACCATCGAATATGAGCAGATCGTTGGTATCTGTCGTCCAGTGAGGTTCACCCTCAACGGCCGTTAAAATCGTACCTTTTGCAGCAATATTTGACGATAGCCCACTCTTGAATTGTATCTGAAAATCGGTGTCATACAGTTTATTGGTCATCGGCATATCAACCAGGATATTTCAGCTTTCGCTCTGTGCCGATTATTCATAGCAATCAAGTCTACCTTTTCCTGCTGATTTAATTTAGAATTCAAAGCGCCGGTTTTTGAACCCATGCTGACATTGAATTGATCTATCAGTTCGATGTCATAATCGCTTGTGGGTGACGACGATAATGGGAAAAAGAACGAATAGAGCCGAGCGCCAATCACAACGGGAACAGGCCGTTCATCGTGGGGTGGGAACGGATCGTCATCCCCATCGCTGAGTGGGTTGGATTCGCTTGGAGATGGTATAACAAGCCACACGTCCTCAGCTTTCTTTTTTAGTCTATTGTCAAGACTATTCAAAAATTGCTTCTCGTACTGATTCAAGTGGTCTGGTTCAGGAAACAAGTCACCCGACTTCAATTCAAGTAAGTTTTTGCGCTGGTCAAGAATGCTTATCGAATATGACACAACCTTGTTTTCTCCAACTGACAATGTATATACGGTATCGCCAATCGCGTCTGGTATCGCCGTTTCAAAGCCTGGTGGGAATGGTTCATTTGCCATAATTACCCTTCCTATTATATCAATTTGAGCCGGCATTGAACGCCGGGGAATCTAGTTGCAAATTAAAGTTTTTGTTTGCCGGATCAACGAGTAGAGGATTTACAATAATGCTACCCGCTCCCAAAGCCGGCGCATTATCTAATAAATACAAGCAGGAATATGTTATATTAGTTGTCAAGTACCCCTCTGCTCCCCAATCCAAATTACTACCTCGTTGAACATCTATAATTGTATTTTTGATGTTCAATATTCCTTGTCCCGTAATAAACAGTTTATCCAATTTCTCTGCTGAATTGTCGAGTAGCGAAAAAACACACCCTAGTATATTAAAAACCGAAGCTGGCCCTGCATATATCTCAAAAATCGCCGCATCTGTCACCCCAGATCGTCCAATAATGTCATAAAACAAACAGTTATTCCAAGTATTAGTCATGGTTTTGTTTGACCAATTAGAGACAGTCGAAAATAGTGACATTCTTATTCCGGTGGTTAATCTAATCTTGGTAAAAATGCAATTATTAAAAACAAGAGTTCCGACAGAAGCGTTTCCAGTAGTTACTGAGAATAACGACCCGCTAAGAACTGCATTTTGAAAAGTTATGTTACTAAAGTTCATTATCAGTCCACTGTTACCCATCGCATATAAAACCGTGTTTGACGCGGCGTCAAACACGGCCCCGCTCGCATTGGGTTTTTCACCTTGTATCGTTAAAGACTTTGTAAATGTCTGATTCGCAAACGTATATGCTGCCGTGCTGTTCTGGCAAATAATCGTATCACCACTAGCGGCTGAGGTATGCGCTTTTGCAATCGTTAACCAGGGTAAACTACTGCTACCATCACCCGGTGCCGAATCGTTGCCGGTGTCAGCATTCAAGTAATAAGTCGGCATCAATAAGTACCTCCAAATATCTTTACAGGCGGAGGAAACGCACCCATCGAACGCTTGTACCCCTGCACATCTGGCCGGCCATTCAGTCCAACCGATACGCTATTGCCGCTCAATACCCTGATCTCCTCAGTGCTACTAAACGGCGTATGCTGTAAGTCGCCACTCTCCATCGTAAAGTCATACAGAATCGTGTGCCATGCCCCATCCATGTAAATTTCAAATGTAGGTGGGGAACTGTTCACGACACGGATTGCACGTTCCACATTGCGGTCATTGCTGCCAATCCGACAGTTAGCGATGTCTTTATTGCTGATGTAAGTCAGGCCGTATCCGGCCGTTGAGCTATCTTTTTCATAGCCCATGTCTACCCCAGACCTTATGCCGTAATTTATCGGCGATTCGTACCATGCAGAATCAGCAAGGATGAATACGTAATAGCGTTTTGTATCACTTGAAAATCCGATGGCATCGGCCGTCGGTGTGGTCGCTAACAGATTGTCACGAGTATCAATCGTGACTTCTAGTCCACCAAGTGTTTCAATTTTAGCATACAGCACATTCTTCGTTGCACCATCTAAATCACCATTCCAACCCGCACCATACGCTGTATCAGAAATCATTGCCGCTTGATACTGCGTTACGGCCGTCTCTGGTACGCTACTGTCCGCAATATTGTCGGTATGTAAAGCCAGATTAAACGCATCACCTGCGACTGGTTGCGGGTCATAGACTGCCTTTGTCATGTAGCCAGCCAGTGTATTGGCGCTGAAAGTGTCTGTATCTGCGGCAGCAGCAACGAACGTTTCCCAATCGGTGGCGCTGCCCTGATCCACGCCACTATAAAATGTCTGATTATCAGGCAGTCGGAAATGATACCTCGCTGCCTGTGTAGCAGCGTCAGGCACTTGCAATGTCAGGCTGAACGTGCCATCGCTATCGCTCACGGCCGTACTGATTTGATGCTGGTTTATAAATGAGCCACCGGAGAATAAAAACGCGGTCAGCAACGTGGCGCGAACGTTCGTGCCATCTGGGAAATCACTATCCGGGTCTTGCTGCACTCCTGTGATTATTATCGTTGTCATGCTACTGCCGCTGCGACGAACGTCTCCCAGACTGTCGAACTGGCCTGATTTACGTCGTCATAAAAAGATTGGTTGTCCGGCAACCGGAAATGATACCGTGCCGATACACTAGCATCGTCTGGTACTTGCAGCGTAAGGCTAAATGTGCCGTCACCATTATCGACGGCCGTACTGATTTGATGCTGGTTTATTAATGACCCACCTGAAAACATGAACGCAGTTTGTAACGTAGCACGAATCTTTGTACTGTCTGGGAACGTGCTGTCTGGGTCTTGCTGCACTCCTGTAATTGTGATTGTTGTCATTCGTTCGGCCTCCAATCCGGCCGTGAATCGTGTTTATTGATTTGATCTATTAATTTGTCAATGCCGGTCAGCAGACGGTCTACACGTTGGCGAAGTTTTGCATTGACGACCTCCAACTCACCGGCTCTTTCCACATAGACTTTTGCGTCATGTTCTAAGCTGCTCACCCTGCCACGCAGTTTTGAGTTGACCGTTTTAACACTAGAAATCTGTACTTGTAATTCATGGTTACGCTGTTCCAATACATCCAGCCTCTTTTGCATATCGTCCAATAGGGCCATCGCAGTCTCCGTTAGTTTTGCAGCCATATCTACACGCCGTTTATCACGGCCGATAAGCCAAGCTGCGGCCGTTGCTAATGCTGTAATCACAAATATAGCTATTGGCACGATGCTTAAAATAGTGTCTAAATCCAATACTCACCCGTTACTTTGTTTAATTGTCATCTTACTGTCTGCCATCTTACGGAGTAGCGGTGCTAGTTGGCACGGCCGTATCCGTCGCTGTAGGTATCAATGTCGGCGTAGTCGTTAATGTAGGCGTGTTACTCGGTTCAGGCGTGGCCGTAACAACCACAGTAATCACTACTGGCGTATTTGTTGGTGTGTTAGTCGGCGTTGCTGTAGGCAGTGGTGTGGACGTGACCGTAGGCGTAGCTGTCCAGGCTGCCGCAGTCGCTGTCTGAATTACGGCCGTTAACGTCGCTGCTATGTCCGGTGTACTCGTCGGCATCGGTGTGCTGGTCATCGTCGGCGTTGGTGTCCATGTTGCACAGTTACACGACGTTGCCGTGGGCAGCGGCGTGTTTGTATTTGTCGCTGTGGGCAATGGGGTCGATGTCCAGGCTGCTGCTGTTGCCGTTTGTGCAATGGCCGTTATCGTTGCCAGATAGTCCGGTGTGTTCGTCGGGGTGGGTGTAGCTGTACTTGTCGGCGTTGCACTTGGAGTAATACTCGGTGTCACTGTCCACGTCGGATAGGGCGTATACGTCGGCAACGGCGTATAGGTCGGCAAGGGGGTCTGCGTCGGAACGGCCGTTGCCGTTATTGTTGGTGGCGTTATCGGTGTGCTAGTCGGTGGAAGAGGTGGGCCAGCTATATCGCTGGTAATTATTGGCAGGTAAGCACGGCCGTCCTGCTGGGCAGCTAGTCGCGATACGGCAAACGCAGCAGCAAGCCACAACAATGCACCGACAACTACTGCAATCAATAATGCCCGCAATCCGCCGTTAGTCATTTCCTAAATCAACCTCGCTGTTTACTTTTGCTCGCGCTGCCAGTCGTGCAATTTCAGCATCGCGCTCTTCCTCACTGAATAACACCTGAGTGCGTACACGAGATCGCACTCCACGCACAAAATAAGTTGCTTTTTCTAAATTCGTCGCTGTATTTGGATCAACATCATCCGGTAGATATGCCTCTGCGATACGCACCATTAGCGCCTGACTAACAGTACCCCCTGTGAGTGCCTCAATAATTGCAATCGCTCTTTGTATCATGTTATTGCTGTATCCGTTCCTGCATCGTTTATGAAATGCAAACTACCGCTAACATTTAACCATAGTATACCAAAACCGCTTGGGGGAGTGCCTGGCGTAGAAGATTCTCCCATCATAATATTGCCAGACGCTGCCCCTAACGAATTTGAGCCAACAACAAGACCATCACCAATACGTGCATCCGCTGTTGTTAAAATATGTGTCAGCGTCAAAACACCCCCAGAACTGGATTTCAACGGCTTACTAGTCGATCCTGGCGCTGATGAAAATTCACTTTCTTGGAAATATCGCGCATCATGAATATGCAACGAACCCGCGTCGCTACCATCCGTCAGTGTAGTTAGTTCAGCACCGGTTCCAGTAGTATCGTGGCTCAAAATTGTGTGAGTTGCTACGACGTGATCATGTAGTGAATCAGCATTGCTACCATCTGTCAATGTAGTTAGTTCAGCACCGGTTCCAGTAGTATCGTGGCTCAAAATTGTGTGAGTTTTCGCATGATGTTGATCTGTCGTCACACCTGTAACTGAGTTATGTGCCCGTGTTACTAAATCCGCTAAATCACTGCCCGTTTTATTCACGTTGGCCCATGCGAGATTACCAGAATGATCGCTGGCACTATCAAACGGATGCAAACGAGTATGGTGTGCCCCCGGAATGGCCCTATGCGTCGCAATTTCACTCGCTACCTCGCTGTCACGCGCTATTGCTGCCGGAATATCCCCTTCAACCAACGGCCATGTATGATGTGCCCCGCCGTCGACTACATGAGCGGAAATATCTACGCCATCCACAGTACCATCAATCGTAATATTGCCACCAGTAATTACAATACCCCCGCTGCTAATTTCTACATTTGCACCAGTGACTACAATTTTACGACCCGATGGTAAGGAAATGTCAGCATCGCGTCTGAAAAACCAGCTCGATAATGCCTGAATGATGTTGAACGGTGTGTCCATTTTAGAATTATACCACAACAATATTACGGAGCGGGTTTACGTCTGAGCTTTTTATTTGCAAATGATAGGGAGCCGTGAATATTGATTGCTCTATGTACTGCGGTTGACGGCCGTAACCACTAGTATAAATCAGTCTGTCTGGTCGTGTATTCCAATGCAGCAGTTCACGGCCTGCCTCATCAAATATTCGGTCGCCAAAATCTGCCGGGTTGCGCTGATAAGTCAGGTATTTATTTGCTGCAAGCGTATTAAAATTACTATCAAATGTTTCTGCCTGTTTGTAAATTAGCTGCCTGTTTTCGTAGACCCCAGCAACCCAGCGATTATTTGCTGCGCCCCCTCTATCTGCAAGATCACGAATGACATTCCAAGCAGGTCGATCACCATTATAATATTGCTCTGCCTGTGTGGTATTTGCATCAATATTTATTGCACTTGTATTTATTACACTGTTGGGGTCTGCTGCTAAAATGGCAGAAATGATTGCACTAAGATTCGCTGTACTACTGCTAATAGTCTGTGAATAATTCCACCACATCATCATATGTGCATACCCGGCACAGCGGATACTCAACGATGGAGGAGCGCCACTGCTGGAGGTCATCACTTCGTCAATTGAAATCCTGCTCATTTCAGTAAGTGCGGTATTGGCCTCAATGTTTGCAGCAGTGGTTGTAATCTGTCCCCCGCTAATCGTTGCCTGTTTTATGCCATAGCTATCTTGACTAGCGGTGTCATTGAGCGTAATTGTTGTCTGAGCGCCAACTGTTGGTGGATTTGTCGAAGTATCTAACGCAGAGTAAACGTAGTAAATTCGGTTAGCCATAGGTTTAATTGATTTGCTGCGTGACATTCCACCTTCTTGCAGCGTTAGCGACTGAACATACCCATTCCAGATCACCTGACCGCTTGGCGAACGCCAGACAATATCACGAATCAAACCAGCCCGAAACCACGAACGCAAATAATCCGTATCACCACGTAACACAAATTTACATGTATCGAAACCGTATGAGGCGCTAACAATATGCGATTCGTTCTCAGTTTGCAATCGCTCATTGAACGAGTCGATGCTTTGCCTGATAACTGGTGCTAATGCGGTGATACTAATTTGCTGCATTAGTTTGCTCCTCTACCAGTTAGCCAGCGGTCAGTAGCGCCAACGGTGATTGAGTGAAGCGCTTCCGGCTTACTTATCCAAATGCTGCCACCTGCCGTTGACGTGCTTGCAGTGAGTATCCAAATACGCTGCTGCTGCTGTGTCATTAACGCAGCAGCACCATTGGAATCGACACGATATGATGATTTGAAAAGACCAGTCGCCGTTTTTTCGGCGACTGCTTTAATGAGTAGCTTGGGCAATGTCACGCTGTCGATTGTCATTCGTGAGCCGTTGCTAATAGCGCTGGTAGTTGTGTTAGCGGTGTCTTTCACATCAACATACATCAGATTAGTTGGCAACAAAAACAGGTCATACGCGTAAAAATCAGCATCTGCTGCGCTTGATGTGATTTGCAAAACGATGCTGGTCTCATCTCCTAATTCGTCGCTGGTAAATAGTGATGAAACAGGCAGAGACACCGGTTCCTCGAACTCTATTAGTTCATGATCGGTTGTGCTAGTAGTTGCTTGAATGTCGGTGAGCGAACTAATGCCACCTGAACCAGATACAATCTTTAGCCTGACTGATACTTCCCCGGCACTTCCACCTGTCTGTTTGCCACGTAAAAATGCACGAAAAGTACCATAATAATCACGTGCAACGGTAGTCGCTAAAGTCAACTTGACGCGGTCTATAAGATTGTTCAAGCCCGCACCGGCTGAGGCGACGCTTGCATCGAAAAAGGCAGCGCGTCCTGTCGGGGCACTCAAATTATCAGCGATACTCGTTGCGCTATCAGTATCATCTGTTACCGACACGGTAACGCCGTCTGGTTGCTGCTCATCTGCAAAATTAAGATAGGCGCGAAACGTCGTATGATTTGTGACTGGCATAATGCCCGCCAGCACACGATTAGCATATAGCTGTGGATTGCTGCCGCCCGGCCCGCCGTTGTCACCACGCGACCGCAATTTCATCTGTACAATGCTGTCCAGTGTACCGGCTGTTTGTGCTGCTGCAATTTCGGCATACGGCGTTACGGCCGTGTAAATGTCGCGTGTTTGTTGTATCGGATTGGTAAATGTACCGGTCAATGCTGATACCCTGGCGCGAACCCAATATGCGGTAATGGCATTTATTGCTGTTGTGGTCCAATCACTTGGAATTTCCCATGTGACGGAATTCATGCCAACTAGTGAAAATTGAGACGTGCTGTCTTGTGTCGTAATCGTTGTCCATGCCCCATTGTAATATTCCCAAATAATTGTATAGCTCGTTGTCGAGCTGGCCCCTGTAGACAAATCAAAAACAAGTGAATTAAATGGGCCAGTGTCGCTCAATGCAGTATTTATACCAAAATAAACAGCATCATTCAATGCGGCCGTTGCCGGAAATAACGTCAATGGAAACGAGCCAGGATACAAATTAGCAAAAACACCGCCATCGTCGTTTTTGATGTGCGTAAGTTGTGCCTCATTGTGTTTATTTGCCACAAATACAGGATTTGTACTGCTGGCTTCCTGCCCCACATTGAACGATGTGGTTGTCAGGCTCAATATTTGCCCATTATCAGCCACATATTTATTCGCTGACGTGCAAAGAATATCTTCAACATAGCCACCTGGTAACGTGCTGTCTACTGTCCAATTATTGCCCTGGTCTGATGATTTTAGAATATTGCCATTATCACCAGCATAAAACACACCAGAGCAATAACGCAGTGATCGTACATCATTTGTTGGTGTGGTATCAGCTACCTCCCATGATGTCCCAGAATCTTCAGATGAGATAATTTGCCCGTCATCCCCACCGAAAATAACACTAGACACCTCAGCCAATGCACGAACATTGCCAGCCGGAAATGTACTATTTACTTCCCACGTTGCGCCGACTCCAAGCGGAGCGGCATACTCAATAATAAGCGTTGCTGCATTACCAGGAGATTTATCATAGGTATCTGCGTCACGATCACGGCCTGAAACTGAAAACTCAATAATAATTACAATGTCATTGCCAGAAGCAAAGCCAGCACGATTAATAACTTCCTGAATTGGCGCTGAAATGTCCACCGTATCATAGGAAAGTCCACTCTTCCACGTTTCGACACCAGACCATGTAGCAACGGCCGGTGTCTTTGTCCTATCAGTAATGTTGTTTGCAGTGCTGGTAAATGTTGGTGCGTCGTCAATATCTTCACAGTAAATCAATGCTGTCCCTGACGTGCCGCTATCGGTGTCCTCTGCTATAAATCTGATTTTTGCGCTGTCGATTGTGCTGCCCTGTGCAATCGTTACTCCCTGAAAACGCAGACCGATTTTACGAGAGGTTTTATTAAACATGTCCAGGTCATTACTGGTCAAATCCATTGTGCCGCTTGTTTCCTCTGCGTCGTCTGTTGAGGTAGCTATTTGAACACTGAATTCAGTAGTCGTGAGTGGGGATGCCGTGCGTAAAATTTCACCAGTGCCACCTGCGTATATTCTACCAGATGCCACTTGAAGCAAACTATACACCTGTCCCGATGGTAAAGTATCGTCTATACCCCATGTGTTAGTCTCATCCTTTTTGTAAATCTGGCTGGTATCAGCAGCATATATTTCGCCACTGGTCGCTTCTAATAATTCGTAAACCTGTCCTGCTGGGCCAGTCGTTTCAACCGACCATGTGCCACCACTGGTCAATTTTAGAATACGGCCGTTTTCGCCAAATAGAATATCACCATTAGCCAATAGAGTTGCGCCGGTCACATTGCCGGAAACTATAACCGGGGCTGTTGTTTTAACAGCCCAAGTATCCAGGCTCAAATCGTAAAACAGAATTTCACTAGCACCTCCAGCATAAATATCACCATTAGCAAGCTCGACAAAACAGAAAATATAACCTGTTGGCAGTGTTGTTTCTACACCCCAACTTGTCGCGAAATCCCATACTTGTTGAGCGCTGATGGCAACACTTTTCTGTACCGTACCAGGCACAGCCCCCAGCCATGCCGGTTGCCGATTTATTTGCACCACAAAAGGTAACAATTTTTGATTGCGAAGTGGAGCTTCATCAAACCACGTGTTTGGCTTAATGATGTTTCCTTGACTAATAAGTGCATATCCTGTATTTGTTTCACCGTCTAACTTTCTGGTAATATACACAGGACTATTGTTGAAACGGTTCAGCCAGTATCGCGGCGCACGATATAACAGCAGTTCTTCAAGCTGATCAATGCGCCGGATCATGTCGTCTGTATTTGAGAATTCAAGCACGAATCGGAAGCTTTCAATCACATTATCAAACACTGCATAACGTAAAACTTGTCCATCCGCGATAGCACTGTTTCCGTATGACCCGCCCCCTTTGAACGTAGAAGATCGGCCTGTCCATCCGTCAGAGAGCAATTTGAACCCAGGGGATGCCATAAAATCGACACTCAGATCACCATCGGTTACAGTGAAAACCGAATTACCAACCGGCCCGATTGGCTTTTCTAAACCAAAATAACTATCCCAATAATTTGTTGTCATTTTATGTTGCGTCTGTCGTTACGGCCGTCCTGTAGCCATTGCTATCTATCGTTGCTACAATGCGGTTTTTTGCATCTGCTAAATCTCTGGCCGTCCACCCGCCTACGCCTGCGCTTGTTTTACCAAGAAGCGCAGCAGAGAACAGTGTCATTAATGTCAATCCTGTTTCCGAATTGTCAAAAACAGCATTGAATGGAGACAATTCACGCGGCGTAATAGCGAAAAGAGCAATAACGTCATCAGTATCACCGCTCACGTAGAATTTTATAAATCCCTCGAATGCATCGGTCATCGTCGCCACATAACCGTAATGGCCGTTGTTGCCAACCTCAGTAATGCCGGTTGTTAACGCGCTGCCACTGGTGGCGAACGATGTGTCTAATAGCTGTCCATACACCGTCTGCCCTGGCACAGAATCAAATGCAAAATGTACTGTATAGCTCACGGCGTCACCTCCCACGCGCTGCCATTCCAGACATAACCGGCAGCATTCAACTCGCTAGTCACCAACGCGGCATTCACAGTTTCTGGCACAGCATCGCCCGTTTCAGCCGCTATCACATCCAGCCATGTTTGTCCCCGCGCCAACAACGTCTGATTAGCCGCTGACTTCGTGCCGGTCGCCATATCTGTATAATCTTCAATCGCGCCAAAGTCATCCCGCGCCGCGTTTAGGCGTTCTATATTGCCACTCTGTAGAATTTCAGAAAAAGCTTCAAAAAACGCACCGTTGCGGTACAGCTTCGCTAATTCAGTCGCGTCCGCTCCACCTGCAATTGCCTCAGTCCGAAATTGTGTGTAATAGGCATACGGCACAAAAGAAACAGATTGCTGTATACCGATTACCAGTTGTCCGGCACTAAAGATTTTCCAGTCAGTATCCTGTGCTGCGGATGCCCGCCAGATTGCATATACAATAATGCTCATAGAGACCTCCGCACAAAAACAAAGTTGTCGAATGTTCCGGCCGTTGGCGCTGAACCGGTCACCAAATCTATAACAACATACGGCATGTCCTCAATAGCCAAATCATGGTATCGAGAAGAATTCAAGTTTCCACCATATGCTATCGTTGGAGTCTGTACACTTGGCGCACCAATGCCATAATATGACGCTATACTAACAGGAACAACAAATCTGCCAACAATACCGCCTAGTGTGGACGTTGAAAAAACAGTTGCATTATCATTACTAATAATATTCATTGTAATTGCCTGATCATGTGCAACATCTATCTGAAACTTGAATGATAGTGTTTTGTATCCCGCTGTTGATAGCGGAATAAAAATCCGTGACGTTGTATTATACGTGCTGCCGTTTGTACTGCCGATCAAATACGATCTAAAATCAGTGAAATAAATATCACCTACAGTAACCGTCGCGGCATTTACATCTGCCGCTACAATTCGGTCAATTTTGTATCCGCGTCTACCCGAGGCTGTTGGCATTAGATCAAACTCCTTAAAACTTCAACGACTTTGAACGTAAATTCATCCTCGGTCATTTGGTTATTTATTTCTGTATTAAATGTGATACCGCCCATGTTGACATTGGTCGTCAGTCCCCCGGCCGCTACTGCTCCACCAACACCGCCGCCACCCCCCTCGCCACCAGGAGGCGCAATAACAGCGCCAATCGTTGCCATCGCCGCACGAATGCCGTCAACCCATGCCAATCCGAAATCATACCCGGCATCATACGCCTGGGGGACAACTTCACGCATTACAGCAATAATTTTAGCTAAAATGTCACGTATGCCACCGGGGACAGTAGTCGTCGCGAACTCCTCCATACGTGCCAACATAACATCTACTAAATCAAAAAGACTAACAATCTCATCAATAATTGTTTTTGCCGCTTCGCCTAGCAACAAAATATCATTTGCTATCTGTACAGCAACAACAACAACCCCAGCAACATCAGCACTAATTGTAAATAAAGATACCAGTTTGTCTAAAACAAACATAAAATCAGCAACAAAAACCTCTATAGACGTTGCCAAGTTATCCATTGCTTCGTATTCGCTGAGCGCAACAATCGCGTCAATTGCCGGGGTAATTACATCAAATAGACCTCTAAGATCGGAGGCTACTTTACCAGCCCATTCTAACGACCCTTGGCTTGCTACCTGTGCCAGGATCAACGCCTCAATTATTTTATCTAGTGCAATCAGTAAATCGGCTTTGAACGCCTCCGCAGCAGTTTCTAACCCGGAAGTCGTTACATAGCTGCTTAATGCAATTATGCCATCTATTGCTATTTGTATCATCTCAAAAATAGATGACACAGAAGTGGCAATCTTGCCGGCCCATTCTATCGACCCCTGGCTAATCACTTGAGCCAAGATTAATGCATCAATTATGTAATTCAGAGCATATAGCAAATCAATCTTAAACGCCTCAGCCGATACCTTCAATCCTGAAATTATGACATATTCACCAAGCGCAATCAACCCGTCAACGGCCGGCTGAATTAATGCAACAATGGCCGTTACTGATTCGGCAATCTTCCCTGCCCATTCGACCGATCCTTGACTTGCTACATTAGCCAAAATAAGCGCATCAATAATATTGTTCAACGCTTCTATTAAATCACTAGAAAACGCTTCGGCAGATTCTTTTAATCCAACCACTGCTACATAATCAGCCATTGCAATCAAAGCAACAATTGCATCTTCGATTATCCCCAATAATGCCCCTGCCGCACTTGCGAATATTTCTGCATGTTCCAACGCATCGACTGAAATTAGCTGTGCTGCTTCAGACATTTTGCTTACTAGTAATTCCAACTGAGCAACAAGGATAATCAGTTTGCCAGAAACATCAGGAATTTCCACACCATCCAACACTTTGAACGCCTCAATAGCAGCTAATACAGAATCGGAAACGTCCATAACTGCCTGAGCAAATTCTGCCGCCATTGCTGTTGCATAACCAGCAGAATTAGCGTCGATGTTATTCATTGCTGTAGCAAAGACATTTACAAATGCTTCCAGGAAGTTGCCGAATTTCACAATTGAGACGTGCATACTGTTCCAATCAGTTTCAGAGACAAAACCCATCACCATCTGAATACCGATTATTGCCGGGGCAATAGCTGCTGACACTGCCTGTAATGCGTTGGCAAATTTGATTGTTGCCTCTGCCTCTACTGTATCAGCCATATCTGCGATAGCACTGGTCACGTATTTAGTTCCTTGTCCAATGCCCTCGGCCACGCCTTCACCGATTGATTCGCCCAACGGAATCATTACACGAGCGGGAGAAGTTGCACCAAACGCCTCTTTGAATGCTCGCAACACCCCCGCAGCCAAACTTTTCACTGCCTCTAATAGTTTGCCACCAACTGCTATAGCATTTTTCAACCCCACCACAAGGCCATTAGCGATTGAATCAGCTAACGACTTCCAATCATATTCAGCAAACCATAGAACAAAAGCACGGCCCCAATCATCCAATGTAGAAACAACATCTTCAGCAAATTCAGCCAAACCTTCTTTTATACCATCCCTAACTGGTGGATAAGTATCTTCCCATGAAAATTCTTCAAACCAGTTTACAAATGCCGCACCCCATTTATCCAGTGTTGTTTTAACATCAATGATAAATTCAGCCAAAGCAGTCAGAACTTTTTTAGTAACGGTATATCCAAGCTCCTCCCATTTGATCCCATCTCTCCATGAAAAAAACGCGTTGCGCCATCCCTCCAATGTCGTTTTTACATCTGCAATAAATTTACTTAATGCCGTAATCACGGCATCTTTTATATCAGCACCAATTTTCGTAGCTGCTGGTTGAATAATTCCCCATAATTTCACTAGGCCATTTTGTACGCCTGTTATTAGTGCATTCAAAATCGTTAAGCCAAGAGCTTTCCAATCAACACTCTTAAACCAGTCTGATATGGCTTTCCAAAATGTGACCAAATAAGGTTTTATTATCGTCCATAAATTGCCGACAAATTCGACAATTGCATTCCATCCTGTTTGCCATGCCTCTGATATTTTGGTGGTAAACCCCTCAAAGTCGCCTTGAAATAGCAGCTTAAACGCATCAAAGGCGGTTCTTATCGCAGACCAAATATTAGCTACAAAATCACGAATACCAGCAAAATCCGTTTCCCATGCCTTACGTAATGTGGCGACTACTAAAACCGCAGCAGCAAATGCCGCAATAACAGGAGCAATGGCTGAAATTAATGTTACAAGAGCGCCGATCACAACGGCCCCAATAATACCAGCGACAATAATCAAAATATCTTTCAATTCTACATTCTGAGCAATCCAATCTATTATCGGTTCAGAAAACGCAATGACAACATCTTTTATCTCGATAATTTTTTCAATCAGTCCAGGTAAAACATCATCTTTGAAATCAATAATTGTATTCAACAATTCTTGCGGAATAAACTCGCTAATTGCCGCAATGAACGCGTCTAATGGTGTCATGCCCTCCTCAAGCCCCGTTGTAAATGTATTTATTGCACTGGAAATTGTTTCTATTACATTTTGAACAATCGGGAAAACAGTATCAAAAACCACCTGAACTTTAGGCATAATATCATTAGCAATACCTAACAGCGCATCACCAAGAGGCTCTAACGCCAGCAGTGCATTGCGTTTTACGCCTTCCCACATTGACGGCCAGTTATCATATTGTTGATTAAGCGCTTCAGTTGCTCCACTCATGTCCTCAAGACTGGTTACGGCACTACTCAGTCCTTCAGTAAATGACACACCCAAATCCTCGGCCATTGTACCGAAGATGGCAACTTGCGCTTTGCTGCGTTCAATTGGGTCTTCAATGCTATTTAGGCCGTCAATAATATTGGGAAAATAATCAGACCATGCCTCATCACCTGCGACAACAAAGCCTGCAATATCATCAAATGACAATCCTATTTGATCAAAAGCCGCTTTCGTATCATCGCTCCCTTCTGAGAGAATGATCCCCATTTCTTTCACAGCATCGGCAATTTTATCTGTGCCTAAAACCCCTGTCTCGGCTCCACTCTGCATAATACTGTAAAATTCATCAGCAGAAAAACCAGCATCACCAAATAAGTTTCCATATTCTGAAATGGAATCAACAAAATCACCACTGGCGTTTAATCCGTTTTGCATACCTGACGCAATGAAATCCATTGCTTCTTCACCAGTCAAGCCAAATTCGGCCATCAGGTTTTTAGCAGCCATAATCGATTCGTTGACTTCAAGACCAAACGCATCACGTAAAGCAAACGCGTCCTCAGCAATGCCTTGCAATGCCTCATCGGGCATATCGCCTAAATTCTGCGTAATCGTCGTGATTGCCAGTCCAATATCATCGAACGATTCGCCAAAATTATTGGCGAAGATGCCCTTCATCACACCTTCAAAACCGATGGCCTCTTCTTTGGCAATGCCCATCTGCGCAGCCATCATATCAACGGCCGTATCAATATCAGATGAGACACTGACAACGGCGACGGCCGCGCCAATAGCGGCTGTACCAATAGCTAAAATACCAGTAGCAGCAAGGGCAAGTCCACCGGTAACAACGCTCGCTGCTGTTGTCCCCAATCCATCAATAGACTTGCTGATACCGACAATGTTTCCACTAGCATTATCAACACTTTCAACGACAATTTCGACTGTTTTGGAAGCCATAAAATAAAAAAGCCAGACTTATGCGCCTGGCTTTGACCGTTCCTTAAATTCTCTCATTCGCGCTTCTACATCCATGATAGACAAAACCGCTTGAATGTCTCTAAAATCCTGTGCTTTTAATTCTGACGGCGTACAATGGAATACATGTCGCATCAAAATATAACTCTGGTATTCAATTGGAGGAGAGCCAATTACGCCATCATGGAATAAAAACTGCTCCAGTGACGGCGCTATACGTTTTTTTGCTCTGCCAATGCCTGTTGAAGATACTCAGAAATCGCTCTGAATAAATTGAAAGTGTGCCTGAGGGGGATCGCTTTTGTGCCCCCTTCAATATATGTATTCAGAAAGTTAAAGATGGGCTTCGGATCGCCATCACCGGCGCTTTCTTGAATAGCCATAATATCTTCAAGCATTCCCCAAGTCGTTTCCATTAGCACAAATTCATACGGCGACGAGCCATTATCATCACGCGCAAATGTGATATGCACCTGGTCATCTGGCAATTCCTCAAATCTAAAAGTTGTGTCTGCCATTACGCCACATTCGCTCTGGTCAATGCGCCATTACCAACAAACGGCACAGCCAACTGCAAGGCAGCGGCCGTACTAGCATCACCCGGATATACAATTTGTGTAAAATAGGCGTTGCCTGAAAGTGCCTCATCCCCTGAGTTGTTACCCGCAACGCTAATTACAAGAGCGCTATTTGTCCCCCCTTCAAACGCAGAGACACACTCAGCATATGCCTCAGTCGCAGTTTCAGAATAATAAATATTCAGCGTTCCTGACCATCGCCGCTTGCCAACAAGAGCAAAGGCAAAATCGCCATCAGCAGTATAGTGCTGGCTGTTTTCAATGTCTACAGTTAGCGACGCAGACATTGTAGACCCTGCAATCGCTTGCCCACCCACTGAAACATACAACGCTTTTCCATTAATTATTGTCGCTGATTGTGCCATCGTCTTTCACCTCATTTGTTTTTACTGTTTTACGCCGTTTTGATTTCACCAATTCAGCCACTTGTTCACGTGGTAAAATCAATGTTAAGCCGTCTTTTGCCAATAACTTTTTGGCGATGTCATCAGGTAAATAAATATTTTCACCCACCTGATATAACCTGTTTTCCACTCCTAAACGAGCGGCCGTGCTTTCACGAAGTATAAGTGGCATATCAACAATGTATTTTTTCAGTTCTTCGCTCATGGTAAGTTGAATACTCCAATTGTGACGCTGGCCGTTGCCGACCACGTAATATCAATATTGCCATCGGCAGCGTTATAAAGGCTTTTTGCAAATGGGCCGGCCATTTGTTCACCAGTTGTTGCTGCCACGCTAACAACCGTATCAGCAATTGCATGGCTCTGTACCGTACCGGCCGTTGTGATTGTGCAAGTTATCACCCCACCTGATGTATTTTTAATATGTATAAATGTACGGCCGTCGTTGACGAACTCTTGACTAGCCGCAGCAGCAGCATATGAACTTGCTACATTTACACCGTTAAAATCGATTGTATATGTTGTTAGTAGTGCCATAGTTTTCTACCTATCATAAATCTGCATTATTTGAATATGAAACAATCGCGTCCAGAATGGTTCTTCGTTCCAATAGTCATGGTCAGCAAACGTTTCAATGTGCGTATGTTCTCCACCTGAGCTTGTGCCAATTTCCCATATAGTTCGAGCAGATTTGCTTGAATACCGTTCGCGAGCCACCAAATTGTTAATTGCTCTACGCCAGCCACGTTCTAGTAATTCGGCATCTGCCGCAGCTTGAGACGGCCGTCTATGCTCACCGCGAGATAGATATAAAAGCCACTCCATTGTCCATCGGTCATAGCCTCTTACGCCACGATTGCCGATGTCACCAAGTTGCTCGTTAATGCCTTTTACCTGGCTGACAATCATCACCGGCAAATTAGTCATGTCTACGTTGGCATAGTCATCGGGGTAAATGTACACAGCCTGTAATGTTGTTGTGCCATTCGACAAGCCGGCTAAAATAGTTTTAGCTACATCCAACGTATCAGAAACGCTACTCATCAAACAGCTCTACATATCGCTCACTAATCGCCTCAGTCAAAACCGGAATGCGTTCTTGTTCTATCACTTCATCAGCACGCCACCAGAACGGAATGTGCATCCATGCCTGTCGATTATGTTTTGCGCCTACTTTCGGACCAACAACATAAACAGGATAAAAGCGGCCTTTCTGTCGTGCATTGTTTCCAATTACCCACGTTCCCGGCCTAATACGGCGGTCGTACCAACTTCTTCGTAGCGTCCCGGTGCGTTTGTAATTAGAAACTCGTGCAGGATAAGGTTTACGCTTCATGTAGCCAGTCGTATTTCCTGCCCATTTTCGCATTACATTATCTGTTTCACGCGGATGCGCTGACCCCATTCGCCGTAATGCTCGTTGCAAATCCTCATCGCGAATGATTATTGAAACAGTTTCAGCCATTATTCAGGGTCCCAATCTTTGACTTTATGACCAAATGCCTTGCGCTGGAAAAGCGGTGTAACAGTCGTGCCTGCAAAATCCAGGTCTTTCGTTGCGATGTCGGCCGTTGCTACCTCGTCACCATAGCCATACCGCTCACGCCATTCGGTCGCCTGTTTTGCATACCCCTTCGACGCATCCGATCTCGTAAACGAACCCGACAAAACGCTAAACGATGTTTTTGGTTGCCATGCCGCTACTAGCGCTTCAAATCCACCAGCAACAGCCCGCTGCCAAGTTCCTTCGTAGGTAATGAGTGCATCAAGCTCAGCGTCAGAGAAATTGTTATTGTTTGGTTTTGGCCCCTGGCTTTCTGTTGTATCCTGAAGCCAAAAACGAACTTTGTCTCTATCTGTAGCTAGATCATCGTCATATGAAAATGCCATTTAGCCACCAATAATAAACCACACGTCTGCGCTGTCTGAATTATTTGCCTGCGCGATAGTAACTTTTACGCTGTCACCAATGACCGGAGCAATATACGTTGCCGCAATTGCCGCTCCTGCATTATCAGATACCGCATGTTGCACATTGAACCAGCCATCAGTATTAGCATTCGTTAGCGTAAGCAACGTCAGAGCCGGAACGCTTGTACCAGAGGTTGCAATGGTTACGTCGGTTGTTGCCGGAGGAGTGTCATTATATCGTACATAGATACTGTGAATTACTCCGTTGATCGGAATTGATGTTGTGCTATTTGCCGTTGCTATACCGGCTCCCCCAGCAGCAACGCCACTGTTGAACGGCCCGGCCAGTGAAATCGAAAGCGGCATCATTGATTCTCCAACATTTTACGCAAGGCTGGCTTTCTGAGAACTTCATATTCAGCTATGCCTGCGTCTTTTGCACGCTGCCGTAATTCATTGATCTTCATACCAGAATAATCAGTAACAACAACAACAACCGTATCCTCTACAGTAACCAGCAAATCGCCGGCACTAGTCGTGATTAACATCGGATGGTTTTCAGCTTCTATCTCAAAGCCATTGGGGACAATGCGGTATTCGTATTTCACAAACTCGCGTCCGGCAAATGCCGTTACCACGCTGAAACGGAAATCGTTAGGGACTTTTGCTTCCATTATGCGACTGCCGCACTGAACGGCGTGGCCTCAGAGCCACCGCCTGACTGCGTAAATGCCTGGCAAGACCAGAATCCTGCAATGTAATCTATACACCGAATATACCCACCGACGATACCGCCGGTAGTCGCTGCGCCGGCAAATGTCATGGTATCGTCACCGGCATCCGCTCGCCAGATTTTCGATGTGCCATCCACATCGGTATCTTGCTGAATATTGAGCGAGCCGTCCATTACATCAGTCGCATTCGCAACCTGAATAATGTTGGCATTACTCGTTGCTGCCACTGCAATAACAATATGATAGATGTGACCTGTCCCAGTTGCAGCCGGCAACGTTATCGCCACGCCAGCGGCGCGAGACATAGACACCACTTTCCCGGCATGGGTCGCGGCCGTTAACGTCAACGTTGCCGTTGTTTCATCGACTGCTGCATTTGCCGACACATCAGCGGCTGAATTCAGTTCAGCCGCCGTTGCAGTTACGGCCGTGCTGCCAAGTTGAAGCGATGTGATGTCCAGAGTATCAAGATTGGTTGTTCCCATCTGTCACACTCCTACGTGTTGCCGAGGTAAGCTGATAACGGATCGCCGTAACCGACTACATAGCGGCCATGATACTGCCAGTACCAACGGCCACCATCGGGTTGTTTGTTATCAAACCAGGGTTCATTATTCAACTGCGGGCGTTTGCGAATCGCTACATAAAGTGGCTTAATTGACTGTGTTTCGTCAATCAACACCCACGCGGTTGTATCAAACTGTGGCACAGTAAAATAGTTCACTCCGGTATACGGGTTAATGTCACGATTAGCAGTGCCAGATTTCTCTGGATTACCAGTGATATTAGCTGCAACGCTGTTCAACGACGGATGACACACTATCAAACTTGGATTAAGTTCATAGTAATTTTCCTGGTCGTCTTTGAACTGTCGCATAGCAACCCAAACGGTATCAAAATTAGTCGCTGTCAATGCCAACGCACCGAGGTTGTCCTGTGCAGTCGTGTTTTTGGCATCTGGATAAAGGTGTGAATTGTTAAAAAACGTAGTTGCTGTGCTGATACCTGTACCATAAGTTGCTGTATCCCCAGCGTTCAGCACCGTAAAGGTGCGGCTGTTGATGTGCCGCTGAAACGCCGGGATAACATTACGAAAACGTGTCAACAAAGAACCAGTCTGGTCGTCATCTATCGAGTTTTGAGACAAGCTCAGTGTCAGATAAAAATCAGTTGGGTCAACAGTTTTGCCACGTTCAACCATTGTATCGACCGCTTTGGGGTCTTCGGTCGGGATAGGCATCCCGCCTAAATCAACAAACGTAGTTGACGAGGCAGTAAGGTCAATTTCTGTCGCCACTCGACGGTATGGCATATCGTCACGCACACGTCCAGCCAAAACGCCGGTTCGTGCCGCTACTTCTAAATGTTTCGGTAAATTTCCTCTGATAGCCATAATTTATGCTCCTGTACAAATCTGCGGACTGATTAGCTGCACATACTGAAAGCCGTCTTTAACGCGATGCAATTTACCGACCTGCGGATTGTCTCCGGCAGTTGCCGACAATGTGCCACTATCTGACATATACATAGTGTCACCCACATCAGCGTCAGTAAAAACGGCGCCAGGGAAACCAAGAATGGTGGGCCATACATACACACTGATTTTGTTGTCAGTTTCAGTATCGGCCGTGGCCACGGATGCGGGTTCTTCAGCGATGCCCACGAAAATGTCAGTCGCAACAACTGTTGTTGCGTCAACAAAACCACGTATATACACAGTGTCAGCTGATTGATCAATAATCATCGGCTGACCTTTGTAAATGGTTTGCACAGCCGAATTATCGAGCACCCAAATTTCAGTAGTCGCTTCACCCGCAACTTTCACATAGGCATTAGTTGTTAAATCAGCCATTTTTCTTCACCTCATAATCAGTCAAATTGTAATCAGACGCTGCGCCTAATTCAGCTGCATCAAAAAATGCCTTAGCGGAATTACCCGCAGCCAGCGCAGCCTTTAGAGAATCTTGCGCATAATCAGGTACTTCTTTTGCGCCTTGTAACTGACGGCCGTGCCCTAATTCGCGGAATTCAATCACACCACTTGCCTGAATGTCACCAAGAATCTGCGTGGCAAATCCCAACTGAGCTGGATTAAGTGTTAAAAGCCACGTTTTCAGATCGTCTGGTTTTACTGGCAATCCTCGCGGGATGTCAGATGTGCCGGCTGTGACCTGCTGCGTAAATTCGCTAATCGTAGCCTCACGGCGAATGCTGGCGATCATCTGCGACGCTTCTGTACTGGCCCGTTCGCGCATGATGTCGTACTGGTCAAGCATCGCTTGCTTGAATTCTTTGACCACCTCATCTCCTGCGTCTTGCATTTCCAGGAAATGGAGTACATCAAATGCCGGGGTATCTGGCTCTGCTGGTTTTTCGATCACGGCCGTTTTCACTGCGCTTTCAAGCGCACCCTTGACCTGACCAGCAACCAATTCGGCCAAATCGTCTTTAGTTATATTCATTGTTAGTACCTCATCACTTTCATTAGGTTCTTCCTCTATCGCCTGAACCGGTTCATTTTCAGCCGCTATCATTTCAAAATGTTTAATGCCATCAGCCAATTCAATCGCTGTAAAAAGCGGAATGCCTTTTTCGTCAACCGTTGCCGGCCAATTTGTAAGGCTACCACCTACGATCACTTTGTTTACCAGATCGACATTTGGAGAGAAGTTGGCCTGGATTTTGTCTTTAATCAGGCCAACGCCTAGTTTTGTCCACTCTGCAACAATACTGAGTACTGCCACTGATTCGCCGTTGCTATCGGTGACTTCCCCTTGCTCGGCGCCCACGATCCACCCGGCAGCATCTGCGCGGTCATGATTGCGGGCGTCAATGGGCAAGCCCGGCATATTTTTGGTTTTGTATTCCTGAATACGCGCAAGTGTATTTACAAGAAATACCGGCAAATCTTTAGCGGCAAAAGACACTTCGCGACCAATCCGGTCAGCAAATGTACCAACCGCAAAACCAGGGAATGGTTTACCAGGTGTTAGGCCATCTAAATCAAAAAACAAAAAATCTTTGTGCATAGGCATCTCAGCCTCCATCATTCTCTTTACGGCCGTGTTCGCGAATCGGAATGCCAGTCCTTCGCAATCATCACCACTGCGATCATTGCAGCTTTTGAACGTTGCGTTAAATGTTTTAACGAATGCACTCCGCTGGGCAGCAGACATTCGTTTAATGCGGGCGGGCAATGATTTATCGTCTATTCCAGAATACGGCATAATATTTTCAGGCAACAAAAAAGAGGCGCATTTTCCGAAGGAAATGCGCCTCTAGTTTTTTCAACTCTAAGCTATTATATTTATATTATGTTATTTAGGTCTTTTTGTCAAGCAAAATAAATCAATACAATACAAAAGCGCCCGGCATCTGGAGGACAAGCCGAGCTCTTTCAGGTAAGGAGACCAACATTTCATTCTGGATTATTAACACCATTATATGGTGTACCAATCAACTTTATTTTCTTCATTTTCATCGCAGTAGTTGGCTTTACATATGATAATGGTAAATCTGTCATCCACTTATTCCACGCATAAGCAGAAACGCGCGCAAATGCAACCGTTTTATATCTTACGAATTCGCCCGTATTACGACCAACACTCATCTTTATAAAACTTTTATGTAACGCAAGTCTAGGGTCTTTTCCAGACAATTCGTTTAACTGAGCTACAGACTGCCAAAAATCCAATGCACGACTCGGTTGGTATTTATATGTTATCATTGCAATAGACATAATACCCTTTGATTCTATTTTGCTACGAATCATTGAATCACACGGGGAAATAGCGTTTCTAATAGCAGTAAATTCATCCAAGTACTTATATACAAATTGTATTGTATCTTCATGTGATACAATTGGCTTGCTTGCACTTGTTGGAAAACCTGCTTGAATATACATTGCTGCTGCTGACAATTTATTAGTAAGTCCCTTTGTCAACCCTATTTTTTCAGGGATACCATAGGCCGTTAAGCTGTCAGAATATGTTCGACTTTTGCCAATGTCATAATGGGCATATAGTGTTTTAACTTCATCTTCACTTATTACATAATGTTTTACAATTGGATTCTGTTTTAATGTGACTCCCGATTCCCGAACTGATAAAAGCGTATGCTGCCCATTGACTAAAATACGTTTATTATTTAGCACAGCAAATGCAATCGTATTTGATGGGTTCCACGCACCATTACGCATTTCATTTGCGTAGTGCAAAATACGCTGTTTGTTAATTGGTCGATTGCTGGCAAAGTTTTCGTCTATCCACATCGCAGCTTTCGCGGGAGTAATATTTTCTATTGTTGCAACTGTATTCATCGTTTAATCTCCATGTTATTTTATGCAAAAAACGCACGTTTTTTTGTTGCATATTTACAACAAAAAAACACGTTATATGAAAAATCTATTGACAAGTTTTGCAAGAAGATTAAAATGACACTAGTCAAGTACATTTTATTTCCCTTACAAAGGCTCGCTCAATTAAGCGAGCCTTTTCTTGTTATTTCATAATATATACGACAACTTCTTATCCGTCAATCAAAAATACGTAACTAAACTTACCCCAACCTCTCTAATCGCACACCGTGATTTACCCGCAGCCACCACACCCCGTCTATCGCCATAACCTGAATCATCATGGACCATCAGTGCCATGATTCTGCGGTGCAATTTTGCCGAACGGCCGTTGGTAGGCAATCATAATTTATGATTTCTTCAACAAATTCAATAAGCGGTTCAACAAGTTCAAGAATTACATCCAATTCTGCAAAAAACGCTTCTTCCTTACTCGATGCCAAATAGTTTTCAAACATAGTTACCTCAACTTTTCCAGAATATTCATAACGCCCCTTGCCCATTCGTTCATATCAAATGTAAACTCCCGCGACCATTTCTCTATATCAAATATGTTTATATCGGAGTCAGTAACGGCCGGCGCTTGCAATAAGCCGCGTCGTTGCAGTTCTTCACGAATAATCATAGCCGCCTGCATTCGCGGTTCACGCCGTTCAATTTGGGACAATTTGACCAGCCCGCGCCGCTCATCATCTTGTAGTTTTATAAAAATTCTCATTTTTTCACCATCCAACTGTCACAACACCGTTCTTATAGTATCAGTACATCCGTTCTGCTTCGCATCGAAATGTTTTGATGAACCGCTGTACTCGCCACTGCTGCTTATGTGTTTTTGCGTGCATACGGCCGTATCAATGCTTCTGATGATTGAGCGATAATCTTAATCGCCTTCATATGCAATAATTGCACGAATAATCAGTTCAGCAACTTCTCTGTTACTTTCATCAAGAGGAACAAAAAACGCCTGGCCATCGTTATCACCAACTGATAAAGCATCAAAAACAAACATATCGGGACAGACTTCTTTTACCTTCCGTTCGTGTTCTGTCGCAGGTATCGCCTCATACTTTGCTGTTCTCGAAGCAATCGCTGCTTTTTTTAACCGTGCTAAAGTCCAGTTCATTTCATCTACCTTAGCGTCCTCAAAACGGCGGCGCTTCAGTGCCAGCTATTACGTGTGTCAGATTTATAAACGCATCATCGAATGATGTGCCATACGCATAATGTTGCCCTGCTGAAATGCTCCATCCATCAGCCCGCCGGGAAATGTTGAATGTATCATAGCCTAATTCACCAATCGTCTGCTCCATAATTTATTGAGCTTTTCGTCGATGGGACGGGGTTATGTTTTTCATGTTAAAACCCTATTTGTTAAACGTAATATTAAAAATACCGATCACATCATCTTCCACATTATGCCGCTGTGCATATAACGCTAAACGAATCGCAGTGTCTTTCAGCCAATAATCAGTATTTTCATACTCACTCAACAAATCAGTTGAATAACCCCATCGTGCCTCAAGTTGCAATATGCGGAGAGCAACCACCGACGGAGGTAAATGCCATAGCTCATACGCAATTGCAGCTATCATTGTGTACGAGCTTTTTGTAACTGAAGTCGTCATAGTTTCTACTTCCAAAATACAAAACGCCGCTTTGTCGTGGTAGTGGCTCCAGTGAAAAGCCATTGACAAAAGCGGCGTAGGTCTAATTGTATCACCGTAAGCCATCGCTACCACACGATATACGAAAATTATACTGCAAATTTATACAAAAAGAAAGCGACTGGCACAGGATAACCAATCGCTTTCTATAAGGAGACCAACAAGTCACACCTATAGTATAACATAAAAAGTGAGGACGGCCGTTTGTCAACAACGCGATATATTCAATAGAGCTTTAACGGATTGATTTCACATGTCTGTAAAAACAAGTTACCCGTCCCTCCAAATTCTTTATGTCCACCACGCAAATCGCACTTTGATTCTATTTTACCAATAGTAGGTACAATAACCAGGTCTATACCCTTCACCTGGATATTTTCATCACAGACTTCATCGATCACAAACATGCTGTCAGGAAACGGAAATGTTCTGTTTTTTATAGAATCAATAATGACATTCTGTGCAGCCATTCCTTTATTGCTAGTAGTCATGCTATTTCTAATAGAATGCGCTATTAAAATATCTTGCGGTATACGTGCCCAAACACACCCATTCAATTTGTCAGGAGGAACCAAATACCCACCAGAAGTCCGTACCTTTTGTGTACCCACAAACTGATATACAGCAACTTTTCTATACTTACCTGTTCTTATCGCTATTACAGCATTACTCGGTGAAAACGAATATATGTGTTTTGCCACAAAGCAAACATGAGCAATCAAATCGCTTTTATGCTTTTGAATACCATAGTCAATCAATCCAATACACGGGTCTGCTTGCCCACGTAGCCACAATGATATGCACTCAGTATCCCCACAAGTTATCCCATAGGCTGATTTTCGTTTACGGCAAATTGGGCATAGGCTCGTTTTTTCAACATAATGCACAGCCTCAGCTACCCCGTAATGATCTCTATATCTCATTGCCCCAAATATCCCATCCCTCCGCAGCTTTTCTTGCAAACAATTCTATGCGTTTTCCATATGTATAAAGATCATCAATAATTTCTCTAAATTCTTTTGGTTTTTCAGAATGAGTTCTTGATTTTTGAATACTGATAACGCTATCGTAAAGCTTGGAATTGTCCGGCAAACAACTTCCACGAGTACAGACCAGTAAAAATTCATGCCGAACACTGTTATAATGCCCAAAGTTATGACCGACTTTATCCCACACAAATGAGGTCTTGTACTTAAATCCCCACGCCTCAATAATCGGAATACATTCAACTAATAGAGGCGATGTGACCCATAAAAACAAAACGGCATCGTTTTCCACTATTGCCTTTACTGGCAACTCGCACAATTCTTTTATACTCATATCAGAATAATGCCGATTGACACGGCCGTAATTATCGTTTTCAGTTATCACCCCACTATCCCCATAACGCCAGGGCGGGTCGGCATAAACGATACGATACTTATCATCAGGTAATTGTGGCGCGTTTTTTCGTTCTGCTACAAGGGCCTCTCGCTTATATTGATGTGCAAGTCTACCAAAAACAGAATTTGTTATTGCTGTACTTTCTGTTTCTATTTCGTCTAAGGCATCTACAAAAACATCTTGTGGTATTAGTGCCAACTCCTGCCACCGCCGCGCCTGGCGTTCATGTATGCCATTGTCAGTTATGGTCTGAGTGTATTCGCTTGGGCTAGAATCGGACAGGCTGTCCGATTCTAGTTTTGTATATCTATTGCCATGTCCCCGCTCCAACTCGCGCAGCATCTCCCCTATCGCACGCTGCGTCAGTAGCTCACGGCGCTTAATACGATTGTACTCAGATACAGCAACATTAGCAGCTTTAGCTATTTCACCCAACGCCTTTAGCTGCTTCTGTATAATGGTAACATCCCCCATTGTTTGCGCTTCTACAAGACGTAAATCAATCTCATCTAATTGACGGTCTATTGCACTTATTGTTTGTATTTGATTGTTGGTCATTAGTGAATTCTCCTTAGCTTGTCCTCAGCGCAACGGATGGAGTGTGGCAACCTGCTAAGGAATAGGCGTTCAACTAGGTTATAAAGCTAGTCTAGCCACACTGAAAAGTATACCACATAGTTGTTAAAGCGAAAGCGACCAGTCCAAGAGTGGGAACCGGCCGCTTTCTATAAGGAGGTCAACAAGTCACACATCATAGATTATAGCATACTTTCGCTATTTTCACTTAATATAAAAGTGTATAGCAGTTAACACAAAAAGTGTAGCGTCGTTGATAAAGATTGGACTATAAATCGTTTATACTATAGTTAGATAGGAACCCGGCTTAAGAGTATGGCAACTGGAACGAGAAACCCGGTAAAAATAAATGAAATCGTTGGAGATGCAAACAAGCAATTAAGTGGAATTGCAAGCAGATAAAGAGAGCAACGAACAAAAAGAAGTTGCCCCAACTGAACTTCCACTTAATTGAAAGGATATTTAATTTAGCAATGAAAACACACTACTTGAACGAATGGCAGAAAAAAGCATTAACAATTTACTACGACAAATATGGTGAATCAGCAACAGTTGATGCCATAAAATCATTTGAACAGACTGGGAAACTCGGTAAAGCAATGCTTAAATTCGCACCAAAGGATATTTAATTTAGCAATGATTAACATACACACAAATGACCTGGAAATTGAAATGGTAGTCTACAACGAATGGACAGGCAAAAACACGCTAACGGCGTGGGAATGGGGACTACACAACGGGAAAATGTTCAAGCGATGGTTTGCCAGATATGAAGGCGAAAATTGGGCACACATGCTGTTTAATCAACCGCAGATCGTGAAATTAGCTAGTGGATGATGCGAAACGGCCGTAACCGGCCGTCATGGGGATTGGCAACCCCATCTGATGAGCAGCTAAAGTAAATCAAATCAAAGATTTTTAGAGACGATGAAAAGCCAGCGATGGCCACGGCTTAATCTTAGCGACCTGAGCAAGTCAAAAAACTGCTTAAAGGATTTTATAATGTACAAATATACAAAAGTTTACAAACACGGCGATCTATACGATGTACCAATGACAGCCGATGAAATTAAGGAATATTTCCAGGATTTGCCTGACCCGGAAGCAGCAATAAACTGGCTTCATAAGACGGGGGAGTATAACCTAACATTTGTTTTAATAATTGCAACGGAGATAAAAGAGTGATATTTGAAACGAGCTCAATAAAAGAAATCATGGAACGAGTGCATAAAGGCGCAAAAAGATGGCCAACCATTAGGGTGACAAAAGCCGGCAGTAATCCAGGATTTTGCAGAGAGTACTACCGGGGAGTGGAGACGGGGACGCTTTATTGCCTACAAGAAGATAATGGGCAGGGAAAGGATAAAACCCCATACATTTGCACTCAAGATGGAGAGCCAAGCCACAAAATCGACGCTATTCTGCAAGTGCAGGTATAGCCAGCCAATAAATGGAGGTAACAGCAAAATGAAACGGAGACAGCCGATACAGGTAACGGTTGAAACGATTATAAAGGCTCATGATTGCACGGCCGTTTTTCGCGATGCAATCCACAATCACGACGAGTTTATGATAAAAATATGCAGTGATGGGTTTATGCCGCTAGTGATTGAAGTCACCACTAACGGAGAAATTTCGATAGCTCATTACTACACCCAAAACGGCGACGCAATGCGCGATCCAGAAATAACCCTGAACCCGCGAACGTGGAAAGGAACCAGCTTTACACAGGACAGTTTAGGGATTTATCAGGAAGTTGGACAAGGTTGCTACAATCCAGGACTCGAAGATTTTTTGAGATCGTGGAGCAAAAACTTGAGAATGCAGGGGTTTTGCAACAAAGACAGAAATGCCGAGATAGTGACCGCGTAAAAACAAAGGCCCGTGTTAGCTGCGAACTAACACGGGCAAATAACCAAAAAAGGTAGGGCTTTTTCATTTCAGTGCATCCCCATATCCATCCGCTTGCTCAGGTGTTAATCGCTTCGATAACCGAAGCAAGACCACTCCATTCTGATAATGATATTCAGTTAACGCCGGCAACGCTTCAATTAATGCTGCCAGGTATTCACGGCGATTTGTTGCATCACCTTCACTAGCAAACACCTCAATCGAACCCCCGTCTATCGTATCAAATTCATCAATATATTGTACTTCCAACCGCGTATCACGGAAATTTATTTTGCTGGTGTACCCGCCAGGCCGTCCTAGCAATTCATTCGGATCACTCACTGCTGTAAATTCCAATGATTCGCCAATAGGTAATCCGTCCTTGCTGAGTGCCAAAAGCACATCATTAGCGGTTTGCGGCTCAGGCTGACAAGCTGTCAACAATAACACGAAAAACAAAATTGTAATTTTAGCAATCATTTCACAATCCTTCGCCGTTCCTGCCGTGTAAAAAACAAACGGCCGTCATCTGAAAGTGCGTGCATCTGCTGAAGCTGTCGCTGCGCTAATAACCCCACCTCATGCGCCTGTTGCATTATTACATACCAATGAGCGGCCGTTTGTTGTTCCTGCTCAGACGGTTCAGATATAAATACACGATACTGCGGTGATGGTTCAGTCACTAGATTTTATAATTCTTCTGGTTCAAAACGGCTGCGCTTTAACCATGCACCCTTGTTCGTTGCAATGCGTCGTTTAATTTCTTTTTTTGAAAGTTTCTTTTTTGTTGTTTTCTTTTTTGCCATGATTTAACCATCTTCTTCTTTTGTTCCTATACCACCAGTAAAAATTTCTTCAATATTATCTAAATCAAATATAGCAATTTCGCCTCGTGCCCGTGCAATTGCGAGCGCTTCTTCTCTATCAGAAACTACCTGAGAAACATCAAGCCAAATATTATCATCTTCCTCATTATACCACGTTCCTATTGCATATGTGTCATTTTGCAAGTTGAAATAAACCTGATTCTTATTCATGAATTTACGCATTTTTTCTTTATCTAATACAGACCCTTTAATGATACCTGAAGGAACAACCCCTCCAATTGCATAGTTTTGTGAACCAATGAAATTACGGCCGCTCATCCCATGCGTAGACCCACCAAATTCATCAAATGCGTTTTGTACTGTACTAAATCGCAACGGTTGTCCTGATAGAACTGCATTGTTATCCTGCTGACCGACAGGTTTGCCATAATATCGCTTTTCACATTTACAATTAGCCCTGCATTCTGACTTTTCCCCTGGCTCAGGCAATGTACCGATTGGCACACGCCCAACGCCCGCATATCCAATGCAATCATCACAATGTTCAGCAGGATTGAGGAACCTTTGTTCTTCAACAAATCCAGCCGCTTTTTTTGCCTCAATGCGACCGCGCCAGAACTGCTTATTACTAGACGTAACGTACATTTTTGCCCTTGCTTGGATTTGGGCAAGCGATAATTTCTCATCAGCAATATCCAACGCAAAACCGTCTAATGAACCATATTGCATCCAGCGCAAATCGGAACCTAACCGGCCCCAATCGCGCTGGGTCATCGCTTCACGGCCACCCCGACCGATAATGTACTGTCTACGATGCACTTCTTTTATCTCTTGACGCATCTTGCCTTGCCATTGTGCAACAGTTAAATTGCCGTTGTCTAATCGCTCTCCAAGTCGCCGAACATTATCATAATAACCATCCACCAATTTATCTAGTTCATTCTGTATTTTAGCAGGGGAAACTGTACGGCCGTTACTGTTCCAAATATACTCGCTGCGGCTCATCGAATAGCGGACACCTCCGCGATTGCGCGCGAAATAATACATAAACTCAGTGATAACGGCCGTCTGCTGGTCTGTAATCATTCTACTAATTCAGCATCAAAAAACTTGTCGAGATTTAAGCCGTTTTTCTCAGAGAACCGCTTGAGACTGCGAGAAATGCGATCTAACTCATCCGGATCATCTAAGTCAAGCAAATCCTCATCTGTTGTACGTGTCGGCTGATTTTTACCTAGCGCGATGGGCACAGCAAATTCGCTATCTGTATCATTTTCGTCATCGTCGGAAACAACTTCATCTTTTTCATCAACGGCCGTATCCGACTTATCAATCTCTGTTATTTCGATTTCTGGCAAAAAGTCACTCTTACGTCTGAATGCTGCAAAATCTTCCTCAGTAAACGACATTATGCTACTCATTCCCTGTGCAAATTGTGCTAGTTGCGACAAGTCAATTGTCTGTTCAACCGGTGTCGCTCTCATTACCGGCGATTTGGACCAAGACTTAAACTGCGGATTATGGCGTTTGATCTGCGCCCAAAGCTGCGTTCCTGTTTGCGCAGCATATCCACTCATCATAGCGTTGAAGCCGCTCAAAAACATGCTTGAGCTAGATTGCATTGCAGCATTACTACCAGTATCGGCCGTTGCCGAAAGTGCTATCCATTGCATCATAAGGATTTGCAATTTTACAATGCTGTAATATTTGATTGCATCAAGAACTGACCCTGCGGCGGCAAATGTCGAATCAATTATTTCAGCAGTGATATGTGCCGGCAACGATAGATAGCTACCTTCCTGAGCTGCCAATAATGCGCGAGCAGCCTGCCGAATATTTGCTTTATCCTCAGTATCAAGATCACGTTCTGATTGAAATTTGACATACCCGGCCGTATGCTCTAAGCCAATACCCAAGATCAATTCCAAATTATACTGAAATGATTCCGGTCGCCAGAACGCTTCTAGTGGTGATAATCCTTCCGGTGATGTTGGATCGCCAAATGTAATATGTAGGCTCTCGTCGCGGGGCAGAATTATTTCATCATTGGGTGGGTCAAGCTGCACAAAACCCTTCACCTCACCGGTAGAATCATCCATGTCCCAACGCACAAACGACGAATAATCACGCCAAGCCAACTTTGAAAAACCAATTAAACCATCATCGCGTCTAAATGGTACAACTTCCCACCAGCCCCAGCCGTGTCCAGTGACTTTATAAATTGTATCAATATATTTACGTTGTCCACCCTCAATATCATCCCACAGTGAATTTAGATATTCCCTGCCAACTTTTTCTGCCTCAGTAAGATTTTCCCACGGCAATTCCCAATAAAAACCCACTTTTGCCCCGCTAGTTTGCCAAACAAATCGAGCCTGTGCCATCTGAGGATCACGTCGCCAAATAGGTTTATAATGCGTTTCATAAACACCAGGCCAATATAAATCTGGCTGGTCTGCCTGCATAATCTGGCCGTAATACGCCTCTATACCAGTTGTCCCCTTCTCTCGATTACGGCCGTTTTTACGATGTGCTGCTAGTTGATTTACCATGATCACCATCCATATCATCTATACTGTTAAAAATTCGGAAACGGCCGTTGCTTAAATCCGAATCAGTTGTGTCCTCGCGTCTTTGCCACTCTTCAGCCAAGTCCCACATTGTATCTAAATCAACCGAACTGCTGCTGTCTGTATCCGGGTAAATATATATTTTCATGCTATCCTCCGCTTGCCACCACTGCCCCAGCGTGATGAAATTTGCTGTTCTTGCTGCAATTCGTCCATTCCCCCCCAACCCCCGCTATGAGCAATTCCTTGCCATGCAATAGCTAATGCCATTACCGTATCATCGTGCATTCCTGATGGCGCACTATAACTATACCCCGACGCAATCTTCTTAGCTTCGTATGCTGATAATTCGTTTATGGTCGTATCGTCTGGCAATATGCTGATTTCCTGATGTTCAAAAGCAGACTGCAATAATTGAATAATCGGCGCCTTTGTTGCACTACTGGTATGAAATGGAACGATCAGCATGTCTCGCTGTCGCAGATGATCGATAACTGGCTGACCAATACTGTTATCCTCAATTATCATGGATTTTAGATTGAAACGACCGTATACTGCATGAAGCCGATCTTCTAGTGCAGTGTAGCCAATGCGCCGAAACCTGTCCTTGTATACCTCGCTCCGGGTTGCAACATCAAATACAGATACTACTGTATAATCAGCGGCATCGGCCACATCAACACCAGCAATATATTGTTTAGCTCCATCAGCCGCATCTAGCCAGGCCGACGTTGCACATTCAGTTATATTGCGAAATACCATGCCCTCACCGCTTACAATTCTGGCAAGATATTCTTGATTAAACAGCCATGTGGGAACCTCCCGTTTTACTTCGTCAATGGCTGAATTCTCAATATACTGATTGTCATAGGACGTTGCATGAAGTTGCAGCCAATTATCGCGATCTGCTGCGCCACGCCATAACTGAGCCGCCCAATTGTTGCCTTTCGGTACACCGGAAAATGCCGCCCATCCGCTAAAATCCAACAATGTCGCCTGAATGTATTCCTGCCAGACAATCTCTTGCATTAGACTGAATTCATCTAATACAACTCCGCGAATGCCTTCTCCCGCCAATGACGATGGATTATCGGCCGTTCGGAACCAAATTTCACCTAAGCCAGGTAGACGAATTTCAAAGCGACTACGATTTATATGTTCTCGCTCCACCAAGCCCAACGCACGAATAACCTTCCTAGCAATCGTTGTTACTTCACGCCAGGCACGTTTCATTGATGCGCTGCGCCATGAAATACCTGTCCACCAGTAAAGACCAGGTTGTAACTGCATATGATAAAATATGCGCTGCACCATACCATCAGTTTTCCCATATCGCCGGCCAGCAAAGATCACGACGCTGCCAGGGTATTCTATCATCTGCCGCTGTGTTGTAGAATGCGGGGCCTTTAGTGCTATATCAATTGTTATCATCTGATTGCCAAATGAAACGGATGTTTAATGGTTCGCCGTCTTTGCCTGTATGCTCTTGCTTAATGCGTAGCCCCCAACCGCGTTCTTTTGCCTCTGCCATATTATTTAATATGTAAAATAACGCCGTTAGCTCACCATCTTCAATGGCGCGATTAAACAACACACTCTCCGCCTCATCCACAACACTATGCCGCCGATCACTAAGTGCCTGTTGTGCAGTTGGGTAACTAGCAATCCATTGGTACACGGCCGTCCTACTGCGCCCATACGCACGAGCAACAGCAGAAATATTTCCTTCAGCCTCTTCTATTTTTTTAATTAGTTCGCTCGCTGATGGTTTCGCCATTTTTTATGATGCTTTTTATACTGTAAGGTTGCCATTATGTTTATCTAGTTCGACATATAACCATTATACCACGTGTAGTCAAATAGCGGAGAACGCAAAAAAGCCCCGGCTGATGGGGTCAGCCGGGGCTAGTGAATAAGTTATTCATACGTAATAAGCAACTCTATCCATAGCAGAAAGAGCTCGTCGCTTTCACCCCCATCAAAATTCTCTCGATAATATTCACGCAAGACACTGACAAAATTTCTTTCAGTGTCTTCTGTTATTTCTGGTATTTCTGGCATCTTCATTTTAATATAACTCTGCAACTTTCGCCTTAAATTCATCGCGACCAATGTTTTTGCCATGCCGATAAGCCGCCATAATTAGCTCGTCAATAAAATCAGGGTTTGCCGTTTCAAACACCTGCGCCTGAGCTTCCATAACACTCGTAGCATCTTCAAGTATCGCTAAAACTTCGTTGGTATTTTTCACCATTAAATCTAAACGTTCTTTGTTTGTCATTTCTATTTCCTTTTAATGCACGTAATCTGTCTTGCCGTTATAAGCTACAATGTCACCAGTTTCAAAATCTACAACTTCATCACCGATTACAAAGTTTTCTTTGGGATAAGTTGCTCTGAATGCACGAAGCGTTCCGCGAGTTTGAATGCCTTCTTCAAACGTTCCACCCTTGATTACCTGATAAATGTTGTGCCCTGCGAGGGTTTGCGTGTATCCGTTTCTTTTGATTGTTATCCCTATTATTACGTTCATCTTAGCCTCCATAGTTGGCATACGTTACATCGAACATCGAGGTTTGCTGTAACTCGCATAATTTATCGAAGGATACAACTTTGTTTTCTGTATGTTTCCCGCAATTGATCATCTGAATTACATAAAACTGACTGCTTTGGTCAGCTGCTTTTTTATCACACTCTGTAATTGCTTGTTTTCGTGTCAGTTTTGTTTTGCTCATATCTATAGTATAAATGATCCCATGACCAACTTCTATAAAGTAGGACACACCTTTACTGTAAAATAGGATACACTTTTATGTGAAGTGACTAGCTCACTTGTTCCGTACCACAGCTAGACGATGAGTACGGCCGACGCGGAAATGGACATAGCGACGGCCGTCTATAGTCTCATCACAAACGATAAACCGGTTGCCGGTCTCACCGTAGAACTGCCAGCCGGGGGGAGCATTGAATTCATCTACTGTAGCGCGAAGAAGCATCTTTCGGGTCCCGGTGGGGCAGATTAGGGTCATGATTTCTCGGTTCTTTCGTTTTCAGCTAGAATTTGATGGCTTCAGCCACCTCATCAAGCCTGAAACAAGCCTGCGGAGGGGTGTTTTTTGAAGTGGTGTCCCCGTTAACAGGTATCTTTTTTTTCTTATCTGCTATCGGGGACAAATCGCCATCTACACTGCTGATACTCGACAGGATTGCCAGTTTTTTACTGGCTACAATCTCGTTGTCGCCGGCGCGTGGGCCAATTCCTTTAATGCGATACTGTTCACCGGCCGCATCAAGCGCCTTGATCATATCAATAACTGATAAATCCTTTGGCTCAAAATTGCCGGCTGGCAAATCCTCATCAAAAAACGCACGAACTGCCAATCGCATTTTATGCCAATCAACACCATAAATACCCCACGTCACTTCGTTTGAGGATTTATCATTATCAGATTTGTCTGTCACTTCGTTACCTCCACGTTTACTTGTCTGATTGCCCCACGTGCCCAGGCCACGAAACGCCCGGTGACCCTTTGGCGTGTTCAATACCCACTCACCGACCAGATTAAACAGTTCAGCCATATCTGCCGGAATAGGCGTTCCTTCCTCATCTACAGCATCATGTAGCACAACTGAACGGCCGTTGCCGATGTTGGAAATGGCATAGCTCAGGTGGGGGTCATTGCGTTGTCGCTGTTTTTTGAGTTTGCCAGTTAAGCGTTTTGCGTCCGCATTATCAAGAATGCAAAACGTCATCAGATTGCTGAACTGATAAGTATTGTTGCACGCCGCGATGATCTTCTCACAGTATTGTAAAACACGCTGCCGGCGGCAATGCTCACACGGCGGCACATAAATACCGCGTGACATAAACCCGCGCCAATTGTCCCACGGCTGACGCATTATGCGGGATACATTGTAATCAATGTTTTTTGTACACCAGTGATTTGAGCACGTCTTAATCGTTTCGTTAGGAGGATATTCACCACTAAAATACTCTGCGGTTGGCTCTACTGTGAATAGATCAGTAGCTAACACATCCCCGGACAAGCGCTTCGCAGTGTAATCTGCCATCAGTTTGAAATCAAGATCAAGATCAACGGCCGTATCTGTTGACCTTGAAACGGCCGTGCCCAACGTGCCGGGCGGCGCAAATGTGGCCGGCACGTTGTCGGCAACAGCCCCAATCGGCCGATGTCCTGGTGGAGGGGTTGCAGGATGCTCTGACCCGCGCATCACGCCATCATGCCATGCGCGGGTCATGCTGGCCTCTCCATACTCCGCCACATAGCCATTGTCAATGCAGGCATCAATAATGGCCTGCGGCATCTCGGCAGATACATCATCAGTCCACCCAGCGACAATGAGACTGCCAAATCGTGCAGCCGCCATGTATAGCGGCTTGTGTCGCGATTCCGTTGTAGCTGCCAGGTCAGCGGCGATACTGGCTATTGTAGCATTGAGATATTCGGCGGCATCTCCAACAAATGGCACAGCATTTTTAGCGGCCGTTTCTAGGCGTAGGCGAAGAGCATCCTGAGCTTCTATATACGGCCGTAAAATCACACGATTGAATACATTAAACTTGCAGGGAGTATCCCATGTGCCGACGGGGTGAATATTGGCGCCGATCTTATTGAACAGCAGAGATACGGTGGACGTCGGCGCAGCGTCAGTTGTGGCTTTGTAGTGCCACTGAAACGCCTTGATACAGTCCTGTAACAATTGCGGGTTGTTGTCAAACGCTGGTGTTTTCTTCAACCACAAAACCGGATGGCCTTTTTCGGCCCCGGACAGGCTCGATGAGGACTCAATAAATAATGATCCATGTTGCCCGAAAAACGGGTCACTAAACCATCTGTCAATCACGCCAGGCTTTTTGCTGTCATCGTCCAGGGTCAGGATAATGCAATTTGCACGGCCGTCTACGTAAGCGTTTTCAAATTGTCGCGGGGATGCCGCGTTACGTTTCGGATGGTCTAGCGGGAACTGGCGGGGCCAGCGCTGCACGTATGATTGAGAGTAAGTGCAGCCATCGGCCACCAGAGCCACAAATGAATCTATATCATGGCGTTCAGTCGTGTAAGCCAGGTTGTCGCCGGTTGCCTGTTTGTAGCCTGTGTTCCGTCGCACAGCCAGAATCACAGTATGGTCTGCGTCCGGGGATGCGTAGTTTACGATTTCTGGCGGTGGAAATTGTGTACCGTCGAAAGTGGTCACGATAGGTTTGTTTGTATTATTCATTGCTTTGCTCCTAGATGGCTGTTGGCTCTCTTGTCCCACTTCCTGGCGTGTTCCATGCTGTTGCTCAGGTAATCAAGCGGGGGCTTTGGTACACAGTCACGGCGCAGCAGCCTACACCGCAATTCGTAGCTGATGGCATCGCGCAGGAAGTCACGGCGATTATTATTGTACACACGATACACGATACTGTTATTCATTTGGCGAAAACCTTGTAGCTGTGGCGGTTTCTAGGCTAACTGTATGTCCCGTTTTTGCAACGTGTTTTCTGATTTCACGCTGTCCACGTCGTCTATCGGTATGGTCCGAAAATATCCAGTAGCACTGTAGGCACATAGCGTAGTAGCTGGTTATGCCAAGTCGAGTAGACTTTACTTTGTTCATGTTTTGTCCCAATGGCTGGCTGGCTGGTAACAAAAAACACCTGTACCTTAGCATGGCGGTTTTGCCGAACGAAGGTCTTATAACTCACTGGTTAGATGAGTGTCCAAAACCGACATGCTAAGAAACAAGTGTTTCTACTGCTGCCCTCGTTCTTGTTTTATCCGCTCACCGGGAACCACCCGACAATCACAGTATAGCATAGCAAAACGAGATTTGCCAACACCACGATGTTAGACACTAACAACCTTCAGCTTTTCAGCTATGCTTTCCATATATAGCACACAGGCATCATGGTCGCCTGAGTACAAGGTCGCAGAATCGGCGTTTTCATAATTAGCCACTACTTTATTCAGTTGTAGATAAATGCTTAACGCAAAATCCAAATTGATTAAATCTCCACCAATATCGTAAACCCACATTTTATTGCTCCTCTGAATTATGCGTTGCGTTTGTAACCATCGCAGACATACCACTCAGGCTCACAGTTATCCCATGTCCCGTTGGGGCCATCCGGCCGTTTACAATACCACTCTAAAAAAGGACTTTTATCATTACCTGCTGCTGGTTCTTCATACCAATATGCACAATTGGCACAGCATCGCCGATTTAAGTACCGGTAGTTTGTCACGCCTTTTAGTTCTATCATTTCGCCTCGTTTTCTTGGGCAGTACGCTATAGCGTGTCTAACGCAGCTTGGATATATCGTTCCATCCAATCTGCAATTTCTTTATTAGTTACGTTACCTGTAGGCAGCCACATAGACTTTGTGTTAATTGCTGTAGAATAAACGGTTACTACTGGCGGTGTTCGTTTTCCCGACTTGATTTTCACGCTAAAATTTAGCTCCATCATATCTCCATTTTAGTCTGTCGCAGATGCACGTCTAAATCAGGCCGTGCATTATGCGACCTGTCACATATCCATAGTATCTCTGTGCGGCTTTCGCCCCGCAATTGCTTACTGGCTGACATTACAGTCTCAATCTCTATACGTTCCTGTGCTGACTGAGGCTCAACATCCTGCGCGTAGTTGCTCAGGATGTAGCTGCCTGTAGCATCGTCTAACGTCGTACAAAGAGCCGCCCAATCTGCGGCCGTGTAGCCGCTATAATGACCCTGTTGTGAGCCAGGGTAAGGCGGATCCAAGTAATGCAACGTTTGCGGCGAATCCCACCTCTCTATGAACTTCAGCGCGTCGATGTTGTCCACAAATACACCGCGTAGCCGGTCTAGCTGTGCCGGCAGTCTGTGCAGCTTACGCTGCCATGTACTGGCGTGATTACGACTAACTTGGCCAAAACTCCATCCTGCATTAGCTTTATTTGCAAATGATTGATTGAGGTTCACAAACACGGCCCATGCAATCTCCATATCCGAATAGTCACCAGGCGCTTTCCATATTTCACAAGCCAGCCGGTGTTCTTCCTGAGCGTACAATGTAAGGTCGAGTCGTCGTTCAAGTTCGGCCGGCTGGTCACGGGCCACACGGTAAAACGTAGTGATAACGCCGTTGTTGTCGTTAATGGCCTCGCGGTAGTAATGTGACGACCGGCGCACAGGGCGCGGCTTAGCAAACAGCAACGCTGCGCCACCTGCGAAGGGTTCGCTGTATACCGTGTGTGGTATACGATTAACCTGTTTCAGCAGGTGGCGCATTATGCTCTGTTTGCCGCCGTAATAACTGAGGAGTGGTTTCATAGCTCAGTTTCTGTGATCTCGCCGTCAGTCACGTCAATTACGCAGATATAATCCCCACCTTCCCACACAAGAAGCGCTTTAAGATGACCCGTGCTTTTCATGAGAGCCGGCAGTATAACTTTCTGGTATGCTGTTCCGCTGCCCTCACCGGACAACGAGATTTTATAGACATACAACATTTTGGTTTCTATGTTTCCAGTTTCTTCTATTACACTCTCTCCAAATGATGTAGTAAAAATCATTTTCGTTTCATTATGATTTAATGCTACTTGATACTGCATACAAAACCCTTTGCGTTGCATATCGTCACTAAATTGCAACGCAACAAGCGGCATTTTCAGCCTGTGCAGTGTTTTCGTGCGCCAGTTTGTTATGTTGTAGCTCATAATAATGTTTTCGCTTTGAGGTGGCTTACCAGGTCGGCTATCCGGGTAACCATGTCGTTGATCAGGTCGTCTACCCTGTTGGCTATCAGGTCGGCAACCAGGTCGTCTACCCTGTTGGCTATCAGGTCGTCTACCCTGTTGGCTATCAGGTCGGCAACCAGGTCGGCAGCCAGGTCGGATAGGTAGCCAACAGGGTCGTCTACCCGTTTTGCAGCCAAGTCGTATACCAGGTCGGCAACCAGGTTGTCTACCAGGTCAGATAGGTAGCAAACCTGGTCGTCTACCCGGTTGGCAGCCAAGTTGTCTACTAGGTCGTTTACACCAAATTGCAACGCATCAAGTAAAGGTTCCAGTACGTGCAGTATTTTCGTGCGCCAGCGGGTTATGTTGTAGCTCATAATTCACGCCCTTTAACGGCCGTTACCACGCGATAACGGCCGTTTATGCTCCCGCTTAAAACGGCACTTCGTCAGCTTCGATTTCAATAGGCTGTGGATTGGAATCTTCTGGATATTCGCCGATGTCTGCACTAACAACCAGATTCTTTAACTCGTTTTTCAGTTGCGCCAACTGTAAGATTTCTTTTCCTACAATCGGGTCACCTTGAATAAAGGTTGGCACAACCCATGTCCCCCGGCTATCTGACTGCGTAATAGTCGATACAAAGATTGATTTCCGTAATCCTGTACGCTGTGCCAATGCTGTCAGGGTACGCGCCGATTTCAAAGAAGTCGATTGCATCGTGAGAATTGCGGGTTCTTGCGTTTCAATGACCCACACAAGGAAGTTTCTTTGCCGCGTACATTGCGGTTTTTCTCCGTTAACAAACTGGCCCATTGGGCATGTGTTGCAGGGGCCAGGCAGTGGAGCGGTTGCATTTTCACCGTCAGGCATTGCGCCATTGTTTGATTTGCAAACCGGGCTGTTCTCGCTGTCAAACTTTTCAGGCCACATAACGCGAGTATCTAGCATATACATTAAGACTACAATATGTAAATCTTGTTCATATATATGCCCTGTGAGGGTGTTGACCCACAGGCCTGGGGTTACAGGCTGGTCGTTTATCTGCATTGGCCGATTTTGCGAACTCACACGTAATCGAGCCGGCATCCCCACATCACCGTCTTTCAAGTTTTCAACGCCTTCAGGCGTAAGGTCAAGACTGTTTAGAAGTGCTATTTCTTCTTCTGTCATACCGTCTACTACAATTAGATCGTTCATTTTGTCTCCTTCAGACAATTTAACTTAGCTGCTGCTAAGTTCAGTTGGGCGACGTACATCATATTGCGCCGGCCAAACTCTTTTATCGTTGATTCGTAATGGGTCACCATTGCTTTCTGGCGGGCGATTTTATTCTCGGCCAGTTGAAAGTTTCGTGATAACTCAATATACAAATCATTCTCAATCAGTATCTTTTTCCCTGCTGCCTTACGCAGCGAATCGTTGCTGTACAGCGGTTTGCCTTTGTCGTTGATTTCACAAGCTGCCTCAAAAAACGCGGCATCTTCCATACCAGCTAATGTGGTTTTTATCGCCGATTGTGGCTCCTGCAAACCAAGCAATTCACTGACTGCCTGATTCAATTGGCTCCCAACATCTTTATACTGTTCATAAAGCTGTTTGGATTCAGACTCCAGCGTTTCAGTATCGGGCATTTGTGGACGAAGGGCAGCCTCCATTTTCGCGGCCCACTTTGCCATGCCGTCAATTCTCGTTTTTATCTGATTTATCTCTTGAGCCATAGATAGTTCTTCTGTTCGTACTGCCATATTGTTACCTCCATGCCGGGGAAGTCACGCTTCCCCGGCAACTAATTTATCGCAATTCACCGGCATGTTCTGCACAACGTAGCATTGTTGTTTTGCTGTGCTTCCGGCAAATAACTAAATGAAAACGAGCTCGTTTACGGCAGCGTGTTAACACGCCGTTAATGCGGTCTTCTCGGTCGCAAACACGACGACCTGTGTATGGTTCGTCAGTGCTTACAGTGTGTCCTGTGCGCGGTTCGTCCAGGGGATCAGCGGAATCGGCTTCTTCCAGTGCGCTATCGGTTTGTGTGTATCGCTGCATAATGTGATCCATTATGCAGGTGTAGGCTGTTACCTTTTCGCTTGGAACCGTGTCCAAGCTAATCCAAGTGTCAACCTCTATTAGTAAATCTGCATACGCTTTTTTGTAGTCCATTGTTGCCTCCGTTTCATTCATATTAGAAGTATACCATTGATATTTTCTGTATGTGTTAAGCGGTTTACAGTGTAGGTGTAAAGTACTTAACACTTGTAAATGAATATTGATGTACACTAAAAGCATATTGATTTTGGAGGTACGATATGGAAACAAAACGAGTGAAGATTGAAATAGACGAACTCCTATACGGTGAACTCGTACAGGAAGCCACCAGCACGGGAATTTCGCTACCTGCGGTGATTATTGCGCATTTGCTAGACTACAGGACAATAATGCGCGAATTCGCCGCACGGCTGATCCTGGCGAGTTATAGCACCAATAAGGAACGTGATATTTTATACGGATTTATTGAGCGTCTGGTAGATACAGGCAGTATCACTAATAAAGAACGTGATACTTTGCACAAATTTACTACACGTTTTATTACGGCCGGCGGCATTCTCAACCAGGAGAAGGTAACGTGACTAATGAATTAACTGACGAAATGTTGGCTAATATTCGCCAAAAATACCTTAACGTGGTTGAGACGCATCGGAGTGCCAATACAACTGACGAACAGTACTGGCAAGGTCGCAAAGACGGCAACAGAGAAATTATGGCATTGTTGCCTAGCGTAACAACTGATTACAGCGCACTGAATAAATCGAGCTTGGGCTATCGTCCCCCCGTTGGTGAACTTTTCGACCGGTTTGTTGAAGATGCCGTGTATTTCATGGCAGCAACTGTGTACGAGTTAAAAACGGGAAGGTTGGATATGCGAACTAAAACGGGATTGCGCGATACTGTTGAATTGTATGATCGGCTTGCCGCTGATGGGGTCGTCCCCGTGATTGACGACCATTGTTTATTTGACCAATGACCGGCTTACCCACGAACGCATCCGACGACGTGAAGAAGCTCAACCCTGGTCTATACGGCCCATCGCGAACTGCTGTGCCGGCTGCAACCAGCACGTTGGAGGACAAAATGGCGCTGATGTTAGATGCCCTGGGGTTTTCGTATCAGCGTGAATACAAGTTTCACAAAGACAGAAAATAGCGCTTCGACTTCGCGATACCGAATGGCAAAATTGCCATAGAGTGCGAGGGGGGCGTGTGGACAAATGGCCGGCACACCCGCGGTTACGGTTTTATCGCTGACTGTGACAAATACAATGAAGCGATCTTTGCCGGCTGGCGAGTGTTCAGGTTCACGGCCGATCACATACGTAACGGCCGTGCCTGGGAGATGCTTAGGAGATTACGCTATGATTGAGGAGAAATATAGATGATTATCGATAATTTATTAGTGTTAGATATAGCCAACACATTTTTGGATATTAAAATATTGTTGTCTAGTAAATACAGCGTTGGCAGATCGGATGGACAACCGCTGTCTTTGTCCGATCAATTGATGATAGATAATATTTTTACAAATGCCGACAAAATAACCGATCAGCTAATCAACGATATAACGAAGCAAAATAAAGATAAGTTGGTGGCATCCGTTTTGTTATGGGTAAGTAAAGATTTGCAATGAACCTCATACTACTCGATTTATTCTGTGGTGCTGGTGGCGGCTCAGTCGGCTTTCATCACGCTGGCTTTGATGTAGTTGGGGTAGACATCAATATGCAAAAACGCTATCCGTATGATTTCCTGCAAATGGACGCGCTTGATGCACTGCGGAAACTGATAGCCGGTGACGGTCTGTTATTCGGCAGCAGGTGCATCTACCTGAGCGACATTGCTGTTATCGCGGCATCGCCGCCGTGTCAGGTGTACAGCGTTACGGCTTCTCTGAGCAATGGCAACCATCCTGATTTGGTGGCTATTACTCGTGATGCACTAATAGGGACTGGCAAACCATATGTTATCGAGAATGTGCCTGGATCGCCGTTGATAAATCCGCTAATGTTATGTGGTACGATGTTTGGCTTGCGCGTTATTCGCCATAGGTTATTTGAATGCAACCCATCAATTTGGTTTCCCCCGGCAATTTGCAACCACTGGGGTACTGCCTCATCGTCTGGTCGAGGCAAAAAACCAACAAACGTGCCTGGCTATGTGCCTGGCACACTGATAAATTACGATTTCATTACTGTAGCAGGGAGTGACTATATTGTGGCTGACGGCCGTATTGCAATGGGTATTGACTGGATGACAAAAAAAGAACTGTCGCAGGCGATCCCACCCGCATACACTGAATTTATCGGTAAGCACTTAATACGTGTATTATTTAGCGAGGTATAAATAAAATGCTACAGTACAAAATCAAGATCGAGTTTCTTAATGAGGAATTGATTGTAAAAAGTTTGCATATAGCAATGGTAGAAGAGATAGCTGTGCATTTCATCGAGGAATTGTGCCGAGAGAACGATTTACCAGTACGACATCATTACATCCGCAAACTGGTAGGAGAGAGAGATGGTGTCAGTATCAAATTATTGTCTAATACTGAAATAATGGAAATGGCAAACGCCCCCCGGCTTCCGTTCAATTGGGACACAATTTAACACTGTACGGTATCGAGGTATAAATGAAACGTAAAACATCCTCCCTAACCTCTCGCCAAATCGATGAGCTTTGTCGGCAAGCCCGCGCCACTCGCAGTCGGCTGCCTAGTTTCCTGCGCGAATCCCTCGCCTTTGTGTCCCCTGCGGATCGCTCATGTGTGTTGTCTAATGATGTTCGCAAACGCCCCGCAAAGATCATCAAACGCGGTGTGTGGGGCAACCCTGGTAAGATGCGATCTGATTTGTGGAAAGTGAAGATGAGTGTAATCGTATGTACTTTTACTGATTTTATGAGTGGAAAATACGCTACAGCAACCGCTGCGGCTGTAGCAATCGGCTATCGCAGAGCCGATAACTTAACTAAAAAATGGGATGCGCTGGGGCTGGACTGGCGCAGCAGAAAACTTTAAGGTTTGTATTTTGCAAAGTGTGGTAAAATACCAGACATGACAAACACAAGAAACCAGCAACTCATGATTGAAATGGTGAATTGGATAGCTGAATATTTGTTGGAGCACGGCTATCCACCCGCTGCCCCGGACATTGCAGCCGGCATGGAAAAGAGCTTGACAACTGTATACGCGCTGCGGCGCGAAGCAAGAGCATTGAAAATGTTGGATTATGACACGGCCGTTTCCAGGTCATATCAAGTGCCAGGTGTATTTTTGGTGGATAAACGATAATGTGGATTTCACTCAATCGCACAATCGCACACTACACAGAAGGCGAGAAAAATTCACGTGGCGCATATGTGTGTTTGTGTGGTTTTGATACATTGCCTAAATTTTGCGAGACGGACAGTTCGGCCAGGCATTGCAAAAATTGTGAGCGGTCACTCGCTAATATGCAGAATCAAGTTGGTGACTTCAGCCGGCTAAAAACGAGATGGGGATTATAAAGTGATATTTGAAACATTACACGAATCAGCTCAGCGAGGCGAGTTAATTTTAATTGACGGTGGTTTTTGCCATTGGCATTTACGCCGTGACCAACAACTAACTATCCGCGAAATAATCAGCATACGGCCGGGCGCTGGGTCTGAGATGTTAGCGTTTTTAATAGCTGTGCCTGGCGCAACATCTATTTTTGCAAAATGTCCTGCTGATCTGCCTGCAAATGATTGGTATGCTAATCGTGGGTTTCTCTGTGAGGGAATTCAGACAACACGAACCGGGCGGCAACTGAAATTATGGCGACTACCAATTCCAGGAGGTGATGCACGATGAAAAAACACCAGCACCAGATAGCAAATAAACGGGTATCTGCTACTGGTATGCTATCTGGTGCTGGCATAGATTTGATTTACTGTGCGTCTGGTAACAAACGTTTTGCGAAAATCGCAATTGATGCCGGATTTTTGTATGGTGCTCAATTACCTGGCACTGTTTATCATCCGATTTATTTTGCTGATCAAAACTGGAAAAAACCAAATCGGCAGAAATATATGGACGCATTAGAAAAGCATAGACCATTTATGGCAACAGTTTTAGATTTTGAGCGAATAGACCAATTATCAGAAGTTTTGTCGTGGGCTGAGGAAGCGGCTCGATTTGTTGAGGTCGTAATGATTATACCAAAATGTTTTGGTTGTATTGTAAAATTGCCGCATATCATTGGAAACAAACCAATCAGATTGGCGTACTCTGTTCCTACGCGCTACGGTGGCACATCCGTGCCCGTTTGGGAATTCTGGAATAGACCCGTACATCTCCTCGGCGGCAGTCCACAGAAACAAATGAGATTACGACCTTACTTTGATGTAAGGTCTGTTGATGGGAATATGATGCAAAAAGCGGCCGTGACTTGGTGCGGATTCTGGCAACCAGGCACGGCTAGATATGCGTCAAATAGATGGTGGCCGACACTAAAAGAATCTGGGAGTCATGTAGTCACGGATGCACCATACGAAGCATTTAGTCGTTCGTGTGAAAGTATTATGCAGGCATGGTTGACATTATAAAACGGCCGTATCTCTTTTCAGGAGACACGGCCACAATCGGGTCGTTGTCGTGTTAGCGGGAGTGCAACACAACTATAGCGACAACGACCTACAGGAATTATAGCATGAAAGTAATACATGTGGTTGCCGGCGTTATTGTCGTTGCTATCCTCGTCATATTGCTTGTATCAACGGTCATCGGAAAACCTCTGGCCGATGCTCAGGCCGCAATAATGCTGCAAGAGCATACACCACTAGAATTACAATTGGCTATACGCCAGAGCCGGCAGCAGGGGAGTGGTGTAAACTGGGCGCTTATGCTGCTGCTTATCGGCATCGTTACCATAATGGCATACCTTGCTATTGGCGACCGCACAACTAAGCTGCTGCGCGCCTGGAAATCATCACGCAGACCACACACGCCGCACCAACCACCAATGATTGAGACGGCGCATATTCAGGAACTACCAATTGCCCCAGCCGCGCCGCGACAACTGCCAGCGACAACGGAATGGACAGACCAATCATAAAATGAAGTATATTCTACTCCTTACTCTGATTTTAGCTTCATGCAGCGCCGCGACTACTGGCAGTCCATCCGAACTGCGCCAGCAGGCAGCGCAAATTGAAAATGCAACTGCGCAGGCGGCGACTTACGCGCAGGCGGCAGAGTTGGAGCGCCAGCAGAGTACCCGCGGCGCGGCAACGGTAGCGGCGATGCAAATCACCATTGAGGCGGCTAATGTCGCTCTGGCAATGCAACGTGACGCGGCGACGGCAACGGCCGTATCCGCACGTCGTGAGAGTGTAGCAACAATGGAAGCGGCTCAGGCTCAGGCAACAGCCACGGCCGTTGCCAAAGTGACTGATGACGCACAGAATGAACTTCTATTTTTGCAAGGACTGGAATACGACCGGCAACGGCTACAGCAGGAAATTGTACGCGGGTACGCATGGGCGGCCGTGCAAATTCTGGCGGTAACGGCCGTTGTTGGAGCAATCATGCTGATGATTCTTACCATCGCTCGACGGCCACAAAATGACCAGGCTGCCCCGCAGTCAGTACAAATTCACGGCCTAACGCTCATCCAGGATACAAGCCGGCAAAGCCCGTTTGAACGGCTGGTAGCACCTAATTCAGCGCCCTGGGTGCGCGTGGGGCCAGCCCGGCCGGTTGTAAAGAATGCGCCACTAATGTTACCAGCGCCAGCAATCACGCTGCCAGTATTACCTACTGGTCACGTATTGATTGCTGGTGAAACTGGTAGCGGCAAATCAACGGCAATGAAAGCTGTGTTGGCATCGCGGGAAAACGTGACGGTTTTGGACCCACACGCTGCGCCGAGCGAGTGGTCTGGCGCACACGTTCTAGGTGGCGGCCGTAATTTCGATGCTATCAATGAACACATGAATTACATGAGACGGGTCTTGTCTGAGCGATACGCTGCGCGGAACAATGGTCAACGTAGTTTCGATGCAATAACTGTTGCCACCGACGAGATGCCGGCAATTGTGTCTGCGTTAGGTCGTGGAATTGGAGATGCCTGGCGCGAGTGGTTGCGAGAAGGTCGCAAAGTGGGCTTATTTTTTGTAGTATCGACACAAAGCACACGGGTAAAAACACTTGGGATAAGAGGTGAGGGTGATTTACTCGAAAACTTCGCTGCTGTATTGGAGTTGGGCAAAGTCGCCCAGGGCAATCACCGCGATCTGACGGCTAGACAAGATCGCCCGGCCGTGCTGACAACCATTAACGGTGTGCAGCCGGTTGTTATTCCGTATCACGATCATGATCATGAGCAACAACATCAGTCACTGTATACAGCGCCACCGGCTTTATTTGACGATCCTACCGTAACTGGCTTGGAAACTGCCAAAGGCAATATTACGGCTGAACAATTCAGAATAGCATCGCGATTACTTAGGCAAAAAACCCAGACAGGACGGCCGTCAGGCAACGCGATTCAGAGCGTGGTGTGGGGTTATTCAGGCGGCAATGCGTATTATTATTTGGAGCAAATAAAAAGAGAGATTGAAATCAATACCGAGGGCACATAAATGACACTTTTGGCGGTATTGGGTATCAGTACTAAATCAATACTACCAGAGAGGAACTGCCAATACTAGCCTAAGTATTGGGTATTGATTCAGTATTGATTCAGTACTGGCAAAAACAGGAATAATTGAGCATGAAATTAACCGACAAACTGAACGAATTAGAGGACAGCGCCATCGACGTTATTGGCGTTTTCGGCCCCTGGCTAGGCCCCCTGCCAAGCGCTTACCTGGTTGGCGCAGCAGCTATCAAATATCTTGGTTGGCCGCCTGTCATCGCCCTGGTTGCGGCCGTTGCCGTCGAATCAATTGGTGTATTGTCGGTTGTTTTGGCACTGCGTCTCTATGAGTGGAATGAGACAAAAAACAAAACTGATCCTACTGCGCCGTTGTGGTTGGCTGTGTCGCTGGTTGCATTTTATTTTGTGGTGACGATTGGTCTCACTGTGATGCTGGATGTAATACCGGAATTGGCCCGATACGCGCCTGCTGTGTTCCCTTTATTGGCGGCCGTTGGTGCGGTAAACATCGCTATTAAAAACGGCCAGCGACGGCGTGAGGCTGAAAAGCTGGCTAAAAAATCTGAGCGATACAGCCAGCGAAACCAGCCAGCGAAACCAGCGAACCGAGCGAGCGAACCGGTGAGCAAATTCGCTTATATTTGCTCATGCGGTCGAGAGTTTGACAGTCAGAACGCATTGAATGGTCATAAGCGAACGTGCAAAACATCAGCGAATGGTCAGCGAAAAGTCAGCGAAAAGTCAGCGAATTGAGGATGATGCGATGATTGACACTATCATGCAAACGGCCGTAACGTGGTCAGAATTAACGCGGTTACTTGTGGCTGCCGGGTGGGTTGTTTTCTGCATGTATTGCCTAATTGTTATTCGTGGTTTTTGGAATTCGTGGTTTGCGGCTAGTCCAGTCACTGCTGCGCTGCTAGGCTGGCCGCTGTTGGTGTTAGGCTGTGCGTTTTGGGGCATCATGGCTTTGGGCGGCGTGGCCGTAATTATTAACAGCGTATATTTTTATTAAATGGAGGTGGATAATGAATGATGGCACAAAGGTCAGAATAACCCAACTCTCACTTATGGTCGGGATCATCTTAGCAGTGACTGGCTACATGCTCATGATCCAATACAACGGGTTGAGCCTAATTGTACTGCCAGTCGGCACAGGGATGACATGGTTTGCGGTGGCAACGGCCGTATACCGTAGGTTAAAGCAATGAATGACAGCACAAAGGTAAAACTAAACCAATTAGCATTCCTAACCAGTATCTTCATAACTGCGACTGGTTGCAAGCTCGTAATCCAATACAATTACTTTGGCCTGCTTGTGCTGATAATTGGCATAGGGTTGCTATTTTTTGCGGTGACAATAGCCGCAAACTGCGAATTCAAATAGTGATTAAAAAAAGGAGAATAATGGACAACTATTTACTCGAAGACTTAGCAGAAGTTCGGCATGACATATGGTTGCGTGAACAAATAGCAGAAGTTCAGCATGACATATGGTCACATTGGATGAAATACATGTTTTCGCAAGGCGTAATGCAGGATGGTTCTTGGCTTATGCCAGAAGAAAAGGTCTTGCGTTGGAAGCGACAAATGAAAACCGCTTATTCTGATCTAACAGAAAATGAGCGCGAATCTGATAGGGATCAAGCTGACAAGATTCTGGAAATTTAATTATAATTGATGGTATACGGCCGTATACCGCAGATTCAAATAGTGAGTTGTCCAGTATTACTGGACAACTCAGGAGAGTATAAAAATGGTAAAACGACAGTTAAAGCAATGAAAAAACAAACGAAATACGAACGCCTTCTGACTGACTTAAGCCGGCTTGCTGGAACAGAGATTACTGGTGGAACGCTGAACGTAACGTTGCCTGATGGTACAACACAAGTCTGTATTGATTATGCAGATGGCACGAGCCAATATTTTACTGGTCGCGATGCAGCCGCATTGCAAAAAATGGCAGACGAACATGAGAGAGGTAAATAATGAAAAAAAGCGATACGAAAAAGTGGCACGACGAAATGAGTAGGCTTGGCTGGCAGCCAGTAATTGAGGACGGTGAGGTTATTCAGTATCGTCATCCAAAAACGTTAAACACCATCAATAAAAATGTGTTCAACACATGGATGGAAATGATGATAAAGGGCATTGATAAATCATGACACACGACCGAGACACACAACAAGCATCGAGCTATGATAGATGGCATAATCAAATGATTAGAGCGGGGTGGGTATCTGTTCAAGGTTTATACGGCAATGTTGTTCAGTATCAGTATCCCCGGCGGGGGGGGAAGCATATCGTGATAAAGTCGGCAGAGTTTGCGCCGTGGGTAGAGCTTGAGCAAACGCCGCCGCCGTTTTAGGAGAACTCATGAATATAGAAGATTTGCATGATGGGCAGAAAAGTATAATTATCGTTTCTTTGATGGGCAGATTGATTAAGGATTCACAAAATCCAAAATTGTATGGAATGCAGACATGGCAACCAATTTCCTACGATGAGCCAGGGGAAACGGTGAAAAAATTTCCTGTCCCTAATTTCTACAATCCGCAAAATATGCAATATGCGTGGCGCGTATTGAATTGGGTATGGGGATCACGTCTCGCAGAACAGTATTTGCAATGGCGATTAGAGAGAGATGAAACACCTGAGACCATGCCGCCGAACCTTGCAGTACAACTATGGCTCGATAAAATTTTAGAGCTTGCTAACGAAAATGGAATGATTGATTGGCGTAAGTTTGAGTGGTAGAGCCGGCCGTTTTAGGAGAATATTATGGATGATTTTGAACCTGACGTGATTAGCAAAACATGGAAATGTTTCCGGGTAGAGAAGTTCAATAATGATTGTGTTGGATTTGGTCTTTGGATTATGCTTGGCATTCCATTTGAAAACACGTTACTCATGATTGGTTTTGATTTTATGATGCGCGGGTATCGGTTAGAAATTTTACGGTAGGGGGATAGGCCGCCGCCGTTTTAGAGAGGCAAACAATGTTCAATGTTATTAGATTGTTTTTAGTTCGGCAGATAAGAGATTTAATATGGTGGTTTCGGATTTCCAAGAAAGAAATACCCGAAAGATTTTGGATGTTTTTGGCGTGGCTGCTGCCTAGAAAATTGGTGATGTGGGCTACCATTCGCCTGATTGCTAATGCAACACAGGATGAATATGGAAGCACATGGGTGGGGGGATCATGTATACTATAGTTAGATTTTGAGACATTAACCAATAGGAGCAAGTAAAATGAATGAACCAAT